TTCCACTCAATAGCCATTTACTTCACCGGATACTTTTTAAAGGCAACGTCTAGCAACTCTTGTTCAATCATACGGAAAATCGCTATCTGCTCAATTATAGGAAGTTCTGATGATCCTATCACCTCTGTCAGAGAGTTGTGAAACCGCGCCAAATTATCATCACGTTTTTTTTGAATCTCTTCCTGGACCACTGAAACAAGTAATTGCTTATTCTCAATGGCCTGTGCTTCCTTCTCTTCTTTGCTCATTCGCTTCATAATTCACCTATGCGATAGATGTGCAGATATAAGCGGCCAGAGTGTCTGTCTGGAAAGCAAGTTTACCTAATACAGCCGTTAAACCGTCTCTAGCCGTCGAATTGGCCACGGTATGAATAACCTGGTTCGTTAACTGGTATCCGGCGAGATCCGCATTGGCGACTGCCGCCGTATGAGCCGAAAGCGCATGAGAGGCCACCGAGGCCGCCGCACTGGTCCAATCCGTACCATTTGAAGTCAGGACATTCCCGCTATCTCCTGGGGCAACGTGCGGGATCTGATGTTGTGCCGCATCGTGAATAGAGGCGGCCGTCAGAAACTTCGTGTCATCCGTTCCTGTCTCAACTTCTGCAGCGGAAGCCTTAGTATTAGCCGTAGCTCCATCTGTCACATTAATAATTGCCAGAATATCTGTCTTAGTCAGGGCAACGATGCCACCACTGGCCTTCCTGCCGATCATTTGTGATGCGGCGAGTTCAACTGCCGCTGGCAGATCATCTGTATCTGCGGCCAGAATCGAATAGGCCGCATAAGCCGCTTTAGTTACTACGTCCGCTTCATAAGCCAGTTTTTTCCATTCCAGTGCCATATCATCACCTCTTATTTAGTTTCTAAAATTGTAATCGTATTACTGTCCGTGTCTATCTGTATCTGTGGATTTTGAATCTCAATCGTAAGTTCAGGTGCTTTGTTTTTCAATGGATCACCACCTATGTAAATAACGATCGGCTTCTTTTCCCAGATTGTTGTTTTCATTTACGCCACCCCTACATAAACCTTTTTATCATCTGAACAATAAAATATCGTACCATCTAAAGTCGAACTAGAACTTGATTTAGGAACTAATCTTATCTCCCCATCATCTGGTACATGAAGTCTATCAGATTTTAATTTATCTGATGAACTCATAGAACCAGGTGTCATCTGAGTAGCAGGATTAATCGATATTGCTGGATCCGCTCCTGGTGACACAACAATTGGATTTATTCCACTGATAGTATTTATTGCACCATCATATGCAGCTCCTCTTTCAACTTCACCTAATGTCGTCTCTCCAATTACATAAATCGGATTTTCTACATTAACATTCTTGATATAATCCGGCGATTTAGGCCACCAAGACCCTCCTCCACCATGGATATACGCCACATTAGTGATCGTATTTACCCAAATAAAATCTAGAGGATAATCTGTGTCAGTGGCCGTAGGTGATGTCACTTTTAATCCATAAGTGAATCCCTTTATGACCCAACTGATCATGTTATTATCCTATAAATTCACATATAATGGTAGTTACTGCACTCTCAACACTATTACTAGTGATATTAAGAGTTATATTTCCTGTGATCAATGCCGGTTGAGCGAAGGCCCCAGGACCTGATGGAATAAAGGTTTTTGTAGTAGCATCAATGAGATCTGAACCTTTGCCACCAAGAATATCGATACCAAATTCATCTGTAATAGTCGCATCTGTTGCATCAGTTGGAGCCGTAGTTCCAGGATAGGCTTTAACAGAATATAGTTTCATTCCCCTGATATCGAATGAATTGCCATTACTGTCTACAGCTAAAGGATTAAGCACTGTGGCCGGATATGCTCCAGCTTGGGCTCCAGTTCCTGCAGTACAGGTTAAAACTAATTTAGCTATTTTGGGTTGGTCTAAAGGGGTGGGTATTCTGGTCAATAATCCTGTTATCGTTCCTAAAGCCATAATAATGTCCTCACAGTCTGTTAAAATTATTAAATCAGTTTAATCTTATTCTACTTATTCTAACACATTTAGGGTCCTAAATACACAAAAACAATTTGTGCGCAAAAGAATAAGTAACCACTACCTAATATATTAAATTTAATACATTTATGACAAAATTAACTAAATTACGCGCTCCCAATAAGCTCTGAAACTATTTAATATATGTTGCATTTATGTTACTATATATGAACGCTCCTAAATATGTTCTGAGCGAACAATTAATTTAATAAAAACAACTACTTAGAGAGCTTATATTGCTCATTTAAACGCTTCATATTGGCTAATATCACATTATCTATGCGTTTAATCACATCTTTAGATATGTTTTGATCTTCTAACTCCCTCTTTTCCGTTGTTAATTTACGAATATTAGTATCGGTCTGTTTAGCCATAGCCACAAATCGAGCCTCAGGATTTTCTTGTATATAGGAATAAGCCGATTTTCCTGCTTTTGCCAGACCCTTAATCTCTAAATCATGCTCATTCATGGTTTTAAGAATATCGTAATAGCGAGTTCTTACTTGCATATCAGAATCTATTGATCCATAAAATCTACTAACTACGGGAATTTTATGGGTCGGTAATGGCTCTTTAGATCCGATATTCATAATAGCTTGGCCAACTTTAATACCTTCTCTTACAACGCCACCACCTACTTGACCTGCAAGATAATCAATTTGATCTGGAGTAGGACTAAATATACCTGGTTTATATTGAGATCCACCGGATAATCTATTAAGAGCCCAAGAAATTCCATAACTTACACCTGTAGCAGAATCTTTAGCTCTAGAAAATCCAGGTGTAGGTTGTAATGGATTGAAATTATCTTTGTAAATACTACGACCAGTCCAATCCTTATTCTCAGCTAAAGCAATAATAGAATCAAGAGGTGTCGGAGTTATCGTTTGAACCGACATACCCGAAGTACCCATTGGGTTAAAGGCTTCAACCAGTAAACCGAATAAATTAGCAAATCGAGGCATAGATTTTTTAAATCCGGACATTGCCCACTCAGTTGAGATTCGACCGATATTAGGTAGAATATGAAACCCTAAAGGCATTGGAATTGCGAAATACTTTCCTCCACCTGTAGGAATAATAAATCCTCTTTCTTTAACAAATTCAGGCGGTTCATCATCTTTAAAATCTGCGGCAGCAAGCGCAAGAGCTTGGATAACGCCTAACATAATCCCTCCGGCTATGATTTTTCCACCCGCGGGACCCGCTAAAGTCTCAGTTAATCGGACAGCTCCTTGAGCAGTGGCATTAAAGAATGCGAATAAAGATCCTGCTTGCATTGATATAGTACCTTTCTTATTAAAATCAAGAGTTAGGTTTTTAGCCAATGCTGCAGCCCGATCTTTTGTGAATCCATTTTGAAGCGCAACCTTATATGCGGAAAATCGGATTCCACTTTCAATGGTCGTATTATAATCCGATAACCATGAAGCTACCTGATGGAATAACTGTTTAGACATACCTTTTGTTGATCTAGACATTTCTTCTTTAATCGCATCAAGTCTATCTTTTCTAGTCTTATACATATCCATATACCCAACCATACCGCCATGAGCACGAAAATCAGCCCAATCCTGATCTATCTGGCGAGTATTATGAGATACATGTCCCATATGTTCAGATCTTAGATCTGAATAAATAGTCCTTAAAGCAGGAAATACACCTTTAGCAATCTCAAGTTGTTTACCGGCTAATTCTGTAGATGTAAGATTCAACATAGCCGATTGGAAATCTCGAACAAAGTTAACGATCCCAAATACGATATTATATTGGGTATTCATGCTAGAAATAAATCTAGTAATCTTAGCTGAGATACTTAAAACTGCTCCAAGTTTATCCATATCAAGATTCTTTAAAGCCTTTACAGTTTCTGCGGCTCGATCATTCTCTAGATTAAATTCTACACCTCGTTGAACTACATCGCCAGTTTTAGGATCTATGGTCCTAGCCATGATTACATTGTCTTTATACATGTAATCCATATTGACAACTTTAACCATTTGACCTCTTTGTGCTGGATCTGCACTTACTCGTTCAGTAATTCCAGGTCTAGCTAATTTCCAAAAATCTGGATTGGGGAATGTATCAACTAAGGTCACCAAAGCTTTATCAATATTATTCTTATGAATACGAGTTAAATAACGTTCTCTCTGTTCAGAGATACTAGAGATGACATTTTCAACCGTTCTAGTTGAACCATGTCTAGCTTTACTAGCCCCACCAACAACCGTAAAACCTCGACCCGTACCCATACCTCCATTCTTTTCCATATCTGCACGATATAGAGGAGCATAATACTCATATTTATCTAACCAAGTATCAATAGTTTTCTGGGATTCGAGACCATTATCCACTAGTAATTGAAGATTTTTTCGAGCAATAGCGTCATATTTCTGAGCTGCGGCTTCAAAGATTCTCTTGTCTCTTGGGGATAAATTAGCCATATAATCTATTGCATCTTGAGTAAGAACGCCAGAACCACCATCTTGCATATTAGGATTGATAGATGCTATATATGCATTGGCTTCAGGAGCATGACGATTAAGAATATAATTATGGAAACTCTCTAATGTCATATGCTCTATCTCAAGATCGCGAAGTAATGGACGGAGTTCATCTCTTAAAAATAGATCTATCCCATTTCGCACTTTAGCAGAGTATAGGATTTGCTGCAAACTAGGATCATCTGCATCTTGTAATTCTCCATGAACTGTTTCAATGGCCTTTATTACTTTACGGAGATCAACAAAACGATCTGCAAATACGCGGAGTAATTTATCAATTCTAGAAGGAGGATCCACGTCCCAAGGTAAAATCTGAGGTACAGGCGGTGAGGTTCTTCTTTGAACCGCGTACTGAGGATAGGATGCTGGTGTCTTATCCGTGATCGGAATCATAGAGACTTTTTGATTCTCTACAGTTACAGGTGTAATCATATCCGGCATATATTTGGTTAATAATTCAGCATCTCGACCACTAAATACCTGGACACCATGTTGAAAATCATATAGTATATCTAATAAAGGTTGATAATCTAAATCTTGATCAACTTTCTCTGTAATCATTTCTAATTCATTTACTACTTGATCATATCCGTCATCACCTAAATTTTGATAATCTATTTTAACTTGACCGGATATTTCATTATTTCTTATAAACACTCCTGGAGCATATTTTTCAAGAATCGGAATAACAGCAGGATCAAGATCTGTTATGGAATGCACAGTGTCTACATTATAACTGTCCTGTAAATCCTCTAATAAACTATCTTCACCACCGGTTAAATCCTCCTCCCTTCGTATATCTTTTAATATATCATAACCCATATCAGAATTAGTTACCAATAAAATTTGGGTAGACGGTTTAATAATTTTTTCCGCTTCTGTTTTAGCCTCGGTAAGAGTATCAAAAGTTCCATATTCTTTATACTCTTCACTACCATATTCTCCTTCAGCCAATACAAATTCACTATTAGATTCCCTGTATATATGATAAGTTACGGGCCCAACCTTAGTAAACCATAATTCATTATCTTCGGTCCATTTTATACCTGGTTTCAATTCAGTGGTAGATATAGATTCTTTTCCATACTTCTTAAACATGGATGGGAGTGTCTTATCATAGAGGGTTTTAAGACCTTCGCCACCGACTTTAAGATCCAGACCACTATAGGTGACTCGAGGCATTAATCTTTCCAGTTTTAGATTAACTTGATTAAGATCAAATTTCTTTGCATCAATTTGTTTTTGATTACCTGTTGGGTTTACTTCAAGATTATATATCTCCTGATCAAGTTTAGATTTTTGTTTAAGGGCTTCATTGCGCTGAGTTATATCTTCTTGGGTTCTATAAATATCATGATCTACTTTTAAGGCTAAATCTTTTCCAATATTATTTGCAAGATCCTCCTGTTTAACACCTCGTGTATCGACTACCGTCTTACCGTCCTTCATCCCAAAAATAGAGTAGGTCCCCTCGGTTTCTTTTCTGACTGATACTGTGTCAAGATGTTTGCTCAGATCATAGCGATCAGCCTGCATCTGACCAGTGGTCCAAGCAATTCCACCATAGCGACCTTCTTTCGCTAAGGCGAGAACTCGTTTGACGCCTATATCATAGATCCTCTTACGGAACATTTCGGGCATCTTGTCCTGGTTCTGATCAGAGGGTCCCTGCATCTCTTCGATAAAGAGTATCTTCTTTCCATCAATCATTCGATCATTGTAGCGGATCCGGACTATTGGATTATTCACACTGGAATAATTGGAATGGCCGTCAGACCATCTCGGATACATCCCACCTTCCGCATTCGTCCCTCTCACCAGTACCTTTAATCGGTCTTTTTCTGCTGGAGTTAGGGTCTTATCATTATTATCTAATCTATCCAATAAAGCCAGATCATCTTTACTGGGAGTTATAACCACCGCTGGAGCAGTGACAAACAGTTCTCGATAACTTCCAGAAACATATCCAGGTTCTGAGAACTGTTCATACTGAGCATATTTACCGGGTTCATCTGTATTCATAAACTCTGAAGAAGGTTCATATCCATATGACTGGGCCAAAGATATTATATCTGCATTATTCTGAGCCCATACACGATTTACATCTTTTCTGACCAAATCTAGATCCGTAGACATCGCTATATTGGCCACAAAAGTTTCTACATCTGGACCCATCAAATACTCTTTAGCCGCATTTCGTTCATCGGCTAACAGTGTCTGATACTCATTGGGATTACCAAAAATATCGTCCTTAAACTCAGTCGTATTAGCGGTTATCGCATCCATGACCTCTTGACGGGTGAAGATCTTCTTATCATCTGACAGATCGCTTATGATGATCTGATCGATCTCTGCATCTGTGACGCCATTAGACTTAAGCATCTTGATAAGTTGGTCAACAGGCATCTTACCACCCATCTTCTTAGTCACAACATTCTCGAACTGAGAGAAGAAGGGTTTAAGTTTCTGCTGAAGGGCATACAGTGCTGGGTTATTTTTCTGGAGATCACCCTCTCGCTCAAAGATCTTACCAGACTGGATATCTCGAATAACTCCTGGAACCGTCCTCTTTCCAAAGGCATTAGCTAATCCATCAATGAAATCACGGATCCGGTCCATGATGCGATTGAGGAGACCTTCTGATTTCCCTTTACCCAGTTCCTGAGCGATGAAATTGGCGCGATCTTCAGGGCCTCCAACATCTTCCACATTAACCGTGACAAATTGTCCAGCCTTGACAAGATCTGTAATATGTCGTTTCAACAGTCCAACTTCATGACTATCAATGATTCCTACATCTTCCATCCAGTGAATGGATTCATGGTCCAACTCAAATTGACCAGTGGTGCCTCTTACCAGTGTAACGGTCCCGGACTCATATGCTCCAACTAAGTGATCTATTTTGGGGTCATAATCTCGACCATAGGAGATCTTAAAAGCCAACTTATTGGGCGTAATCTCAGTCACAGTTTCAACTAACAGATACTGACCACCTCGGGTCTTGACATATATGGGCGCATTAGGTCCACCAGGTTGGATAACCTCCTGATCTTTAAACATAGTCTTAACCTCCTTAAGAGAAATAGGAGGAAGATTTGTTTGAGCCTGTTGAGTGGACTTAAACTGTGGTATATTAGATTTCGGAACCTGAATCTCAGTCCCATCAGCGGCGTCCTTTGCCAACGCCTTTATAGATTCTTTAATTGTTTTACCATGCTCACGGACATCGGCCTCAGTCAGTTTGGCTTTCTCCATGACATGATTAACATAGTCTTGATCAAATTTGGATTTAGTTTTCTGGGCGGAGATATATGCCGCCTTGTCAAGATCATTGTCAAATTTCAGGGTGAATTTCTTTTCACCATAACTGTACCTCGGTCGTGCTTTGGCAAGGTTGGCAGGAAGCACAGCCTTCTCAGCAGCCTTGACCTCAGTGGGTTTGACTTCTGTTTTTCCGCCCTTTAAGACCTCTGGCTTAGTTCCCAGTTTAGTAAATCCATCATACACAGATGGAATATCCATATCTCTTATTTTAGTGGGCTCGGCGTAAAAATGACTTTTCTCTTCATCCGCCTCATTCTTCATAATATACATGGGAATATTTTTCTGATTATTCCAAGTTTTTCCTATAATCTCCCACATCTTTCCTGTTTTATGGGACTTAACCCGATCTCCAACTTCCCATTTCCAACCTTTATATTCAGCCACTTTGGCTTGAATATTCTTGACACCCTCACTTATCTCACTCTGTAAAGTCTTATGAAAATCCTTCATAGGTTTAGTGATGAGTGTAGTCACATTAGACTTTGGTTCTGGTTTCTTTTCTGCTGATTTAGATTCGATCTTTTTAGTTTCCGTTTTTGGAACTAGTTTAACCTTTAAAGTCTTCGTAGGTTTGGTTTCTGTTTTAACTACACCTTGATCGTCTCTAAATTTCTGAGCTAATTGTTTTGCAGTTAAACCATTGGTCTTTAATTTCGTTAAATTAGCGCGATAAAAAGCAGTCAAGGGGGATTTTGCTTTATCCACTGTTTCTGGATATACATAACCTGAGGCAATGGCATAATCCTTAAATGTCTTATGAGTAGTCGGTACTGCCGCTTTTGCAGATTCTACTGTTCCTGTCTTCGATGCTTGAAGAGTTTTCGGAACAGCCGTCTTTGTTGTCTTTGTTGTGCTCGTCGGTGTAGTCTCAACTGTTGACGTGCCAGTTGTTGAAACTTCCGTAGTCGGTGTGGGTTTCTCTTTAATAGCCTGGGCAATAGTGTCACCTTTATAGACCTCCTTAAGCTGATCAAAGGTTAACAACTCTTTATGTCCACCAATAACAAATCTCAATTTCTCAAGTGGAGTCTCAGCTTTCATTAATACTTCATTGGCTTGTACTCCTTTACCTGCAACAGCATCCTCAGGAAAAATAATAGCCGCAGATACTTTATTATTTGGTCCATAAGCCACTAACATAGTGTCTTTGCTCATTGTTTGAGCAGATATTCCAGGATGGCCCTCAAAATCTGATCCTACTGGGAGTTCTCCTTTGGTAATAACATTTCGTAATTCATCTACAGATGTGAAACGAATTGGAGTTCCTTCTTTGATTTCACCCGCTTCATACTTCTCAGTTATGGTTTCTTTAGTGGCAATTTTAATTTGGGTTGCAGAACTCTCTGAAATTCTTAATGGGCGTTGTAAGGCTTTTTGTAAGTTAGGATGAATTCCCTCCGTTGAAGGAACTTCGGATGTAGTAGTCTCTACAATAGGACTAGTTATAGCAGATTTAGTTTCGCCTGTTTTAGGAATTGTAACTTCTCTAGTAGTTTCATTAATAAGACCAGAGACCTCGAACCCTCTTCTTTGGGCCTCTTTAATCGCCTGAGCATCATTCGTTTCAGCTAAAAACTTAATGTGGTTATCTGTCTCTTTAGTATAATCGGCAATAGGTTTTGGTTGTGATATAGCTTCAATCTTATTTTCTACTGGTTTCTCTGCTTCAATCGTTTCTGATACTATAGGAGTAGGTTCAGTGACAGCAGTTCCAGTGGCCTCAGCCAAAGTATTATCGATTTTAGTGGCTATATTATCTGATATAAGATCATTAAGTTTATCCTTTAATTGTGGATGTCGGATCTTTAATCCATCTAAATCTTCCTCTGTATAAATCCCGTCCTGTTGACCAATCTTAATAAGTTCTATGGCCTTATCTGGATCAAAAGGCTTTTCATAAAGCATACCAGTTTTTAATCCAAAATCAATATCATTAGATAATGATGCGACTTTTCTTAGATTGGTAACTTTATTTATATCTTCTTCAGAAACGCTAAGCCCACGATTACTCATCTCCTCTTCAATTTTAAGAACAGAAGATTTTAGTCCTTCATCTTTAGGTAAAAGACGTTCTAAATCTTTGGAAATAGATAATATATTTTTAAGATCAGTATCAGGCAACTGAGTATGGCCATTATTTCTTATAGAAGCCTGAATACTCTCAGATTGCATTCGATTTTCGGTTTTCTCCGCCCATTTAATAACAGAGTGAGATCCTCCGGCCAGTAATGGGGTGGCAATAGCCGTCTGAATAGCGGTATCAACTAAATCTGTTTTAAATTCTTCCCAAGTTTTATTTGGATTAGTGGTAGATGTATCAATTAAACCTTGTTCAACTGTGGTTGCAATTAATTCACCTGGAATTTCTGAAGCGATAGAACCGAGAATACGTTTAGCTAATCCAGACTTCTTGTCCATCAAAAAACCTAAAGGTATTTTTTCCGTAACATATTCAGTCGCAGCATTAAGAACTCCTGCACCTAATGCCACACCTGGAGTCATTCCAGCTTCTCTTTTCTCTGCATAATCCGTAGCACCTGATTGTATCGCCATAATAGGAAGAACTAATTGTGGTTTCTTCTTATATATTGCGACAGCAATTTTAGATAAATTATCCGCTGCACTAGATGCACCACCATAAAGTTGAGCTTTCCAAGATCCTTGTTCTAACCCCTCTGGACGAATAACTTCATCTAATGCCTTTCCTGCTTGAGAGACATGAGAACCTAAAGTTTTCTCCATTCCTAATTTTTGTTCTATGGTTTTAGCAATGGAAACATCTGATAAAGGATGTTTACTAGATTCCATTGTTTCTGTAATAAAGTCAATACCCTTCTTTACCTGAGGTATACCAGCTAATTCTAGTGGTTTACCAATAGCCATACTAAGAAGAGAGGTTCCACCTGTGGCCATACCTTTAGGTGATAACTCTTCTGTGGCTTGAAGAACCCCACCAATACCTTTAATTGCTGCTGGAACTATTGAAGCTCCAGAGGCCCCAACTGTATGAGCCACACTGGGTTCTAAAGCCACTCGTTTCTTTTTAATCTCATCTTGGAGAACTGATTCAACCCCATATGATTTTTTCCAAGTATCAAAATCTTGATCTTGGGCAAATCCGCCTTTTTCATAGGCGAATTTAGCCACCTCTTCTAATGGAGCGTCACCAAAATGACTCTTATATTTATCTCGATAGCCTAAAATATCAAAGCGCATATCTACTTCCTTATCTATTTCGAGAAAGTCGGTTCTTTTTTAGTTCTTCTTCATCATCAATAAGAGATGCACTAATCCCTGTTTCAGGATTATTAGCCCCACCAAAGGTTAATAATGCATCAGCGGCTCTGTTAATTTTATCAGGATCTACTGTGGCTTTACTTATAACAGATGTTAAACCTTCTATTTGTCTAGCACGAAGATCTTTATCCATTATATTTTTCTGAGTTTGACTTTGTAAATTGGCCTTATACCGTTCAGATTCAGCCGTTTTTTCTGACCCAAACCTATGTGCTTCTGACATGGCTTGTTGACCCTCTAAATGATACTTCCCAGTAATTCCAGCAGCCTCTGTAGCTCCTGTATTAGCCAAGGTCTGACGAGCTAAAGCCCCAGTATTAGCCAATCCCTGAGTTTCTAAATGACCCGCATTAGTTAATTCCACTCGTTGTGCTGCGCCAGAGTCAATCTGTTTTTGTAATTCCATTTTTCGTTGGGCTTCTTCATCTAAAGCTTTTTTCTTCTCTACGGACATATCCCGTCTTGCCCACTGAGAAGAAGGTGAAGAAAGTCCAGAATAAATTTCACTGATTAAACGACCAATATCTAATGCCATAATAACCTCCTTTATCGATAAAATACTGCTGGAATAATAATATAATTTGTCTTGATTGTATCTTTATCTGTTTCTTTCATTGCGATCTGTTCTTTCCAAGTAAAGGAATTCATCTGCCATTCATTAATACTATCGATCTTTACAATAGCTACACGATCTCCAACAGTATATCTAAAAAAGTCACTCGCATACATAATAACCTTAACGCCTTGAATATCGACCTCATACTCATCTCCATCACCGGAAGTTCGATCTTCTTCCAATGTAATGGAGATAATAATTCCTGATGTCAATGTAGAGGTCTCAACCCAATTACCTGCATATAATAAAGGTGTACTCTCTTGAAACCACCATACATGAGGAGGAATAGCTAAAGGCTTAATTAAAATTCCAACAAATTCTCCAGGTACAATCTTACTATCTTTATGAAGCCAGAATCTAAACCACTTTTTAGGCCGAATACTCTCTGATGTTTCTCCAGTCTTTTCATGTTTAGCGAATAATTCCACATCTCGACTTGCTGCCGGTTCTGCTGTGGCTTCTATTGGTACATAATAAGCCTTTTCAATTAAATGTTTTCCATAACAATAATCTAATCCAGTATTATCATCGGGTGGAAACATCTCGCGAGAACTAGGAATAGGAATCTCTGTAAATCTTATAACATCAGCAGGGTGTATCGAAATCCCATCATAGGCATAACCTCGGAGTTTTGTTTCCTGAATAAGCGATATTACTTCCATAACCCCTAATTGACCCATTGGAAAAGATAAATATCCAACATAATTATTAGGTGAAAAATCTCTTGGTCCATCAGAGGTATATTGGACTCCTATATCATGTTGACACAATTCAAAAATCAATGTATTGACCCAATAAACGCCATTATTGGCCCATTCAGTTCGTTCACTAAAAACAGCAAATGGATTCTTAATAGTCTCAGGTATCAATTGGTCAAGATTTTCTAAGAATCTCATAGGCTTTAGACCAGGAAGAAGAAAGTCAAATACATCTGTCAAATAAGTTGTATAATCTCTATTCTCTATGTTCTCAGTAAAATAGTTAGCTAAAAAATTTTCCTTAGCAAATAGATACCATACATCTGCAGCTACAGGTACGGCAGACGTCATACTAGGTCCAGAAACGTCTCCAGCTTCCACAGTAAGGGTTTGATCTTTTAAGAGTTTAGAAAACTCCGCTAAGACATTCCCAGAACCTGATATACCTTTAAGACTATTAATAATATCATCCAGCATTTTCGCCTCTTTGAATCGTATGCATCAGTTTTGTAGCAATATTTGCTTTAGCCAAATCTGTAGCAGATTGAACGGCTGCATAAGCTAATGATCTACGATTAGCAACTCGAGTACTATCAATATTCATCCGATAATCATCGAGCGTTTCTTGTAACTCTTGTAAATCTTGTATTGTCTGATAATCATAATCTACAAGATCTTCTTTATGATCATTAGAATATAGAGCACTATCTTCATGGGACTCAATGGCCGTCAAACTCCGAGTTTGTCTAGCCTCTGCATCTGCAAGTTTCAGATTTCGCATCATATATTCATGGGTTTCTTTACCTGTATAAAGATCTAATTCAGCCTCTGCGGCTTGCAATTTCTTCTGAGCAACTAGAACTTTTACCTCATAAAGATCATAATCGGCTTCAGCAACATCTGTCTGGGCTTGTTCTATTTCGAGATTATTTTCTAAGATCTCAGTCTTAGCTATGTTCCTTAGCATACTCTGAATTTCATTATTAGTTTGGGCAACTTGCAAATCTACATTTACTAAATCAAGACCAGTACTAACAACTTGCATTTGAATCTTTAAAACTTCATTGGCCGTATTTAATATTTGAAGGTCTACTTTAGATGATTGAATCTCTTTCTCAAGTATTTCCATATCAACTTCGCTAAGACGGATTCCCTCAATTTCAATATAGGCCTCTAACTCTGTAATCCTAGCACTCGTTTTCGCTGTTTCTGTGGTAACCTTAGCGGCTAAAGTTAGAAGTGCCGCTTCATCAGCTGCAAGGGCCGCCATTTTAATATCCCATAAATCATCCTCGGCCTCAATCTTCTGTCTTTGGGTTTCTAACTTTGCATCAGCAATAATCTGATCAAGACTGGCCAAGTAACGTTTAGAGACAATGGTAGCTACGAGATTTTGTTCATCCGTAGTTAATTCCGCAATTTGACTATTATACTTATCCAACATATCAGCCAAATCTTCGGTCTCTGTTTCTACTAGATATTTATGATAATTCAGATATGATGTAGAGTACAGACCGAATAATACAATTCTCTCAGTCTCTTGAAAACTTGTTAAAGGCATGGAATGAATAAACCTCTTCCATATCTGAAGTTCTCTAACCTGTGATCGATCATAAGCCTCTGTAGTCATAACAACCTCTAAGATATAAGATGAGTTAATTGGGCCGTTAATGTTGCTGCGGCTTGAACATCAGTCTTATCATTTATTTCATTAACCTCAATAGTGGTTACATCATTCATCGCACTAATTGTGGACTCAGTTAATCGCTGTGTGCTCTCATCTTTAGTTTCATTTTCTACCTCTTGGATAGTGCGCTTTTTATCCAATACATAAGTATCTGTGGCTTGCGTATCTGTTAATATTCTGGCACTAGATTGAGCCTCAATGTTTGTAATCTCTCTAGTGTCATCCGTACTGGCTTGTAAAAGAATCTCTTCTGTTTCATCTTGCAAATCAGCAATAGACATCTTTTTCTCAAGAATATCGAGTTGAACTTCTTCGATATCAACCTCTATATTAGCTATCTCTAATCGTTTTTCTGATACATCGACAGCTAAACTAGATTGAGTTACTTTCTCCAAAGCAATAAGATGCTCTAACTCTGTCTGGGTAGACAATTCGATTGTATATTGTTCAGATGTATTGACAAGAGCACTAATCGCTGGAAGCAATCTAGTTCGTTTTTTATCTATAACCTCTCGTTCTGCATCCATTAATAGATTATATTCAGCCGATTTGGTTTGTTCTGCGACAAGAAGATCTTGTTCTTTGGAAATAATTTCCTGTAAAATAGGAATTAGTTCCAGTTTTTTCTGGGCCGTAAGAAGTTTTGCATTAGCCAATTGTACTTCATAAGGTACGACTAAACCATCAAGTTCAGCGATAGTAGTACGATATTCTTCAGCCTCAATATCTAATTCTGTTTTTCTCTCTAATAAGACACCAGCTCGTTTGCCAACTTCAATAGCCATCTGATCTAAAGTCTCTTCGGCTAAAGCTTGACCCTGTTTAATCAGAGCGAGTTCCATATCCCATGCAGATAATAAAGATTGCTTTTCAATTTCCCAAGCCATACGGGCATTCTTATACGATAAATCATAATCCAATCCTGTCTGCTTTAATTCTCGTTCAATTGTCTCTGCAAGAATTTTTAAACTCAGTTCTGACAAATTTCGTTTCGTCAATACCTCTAACTGAGTTCCAGCAACATAGGCATATCCGGGTAGATTAAGAAATCCTCGAGCCGCTACTTCAGACATTAGGCCTTTATGCTCAGTGACATACTTAAATATAATAGGACTTTTTCCGTATCTAAAAGAGGATTGCTCTCGTATTATATGACTCATACTATCTACCTCGTAAGGATAATGGGCACAAGTTGCATCGTTTCCAAAGTGTCAAAATCTGCAATAGATAATTTCCATTTCTTTGATTTCTGATCATGTTGAAATACTACCTTACCATCTTCATTAATAGTATAAACCTGCCGACTACCGTCTTCCGTTTCAATAACCATCACAGGACTGGTTCCTGAAACACCTATGTAACCTCTTCTGAACCGTTTCTGGTGACGAGAACCGAAATCTGTCTTATTAAGAATCGCTCCAGTATGGATCACAGATCCCGCGTCTGTAGATCCGGTCAGTTCAAAAATACCTAAATCGTTGGCGCCAAAGGCTCTGTTTTCAAAGACACAGTAAGAGTTGAAATTAAAACCTGAATACATTGACGGTTGGAATTTCGGTGTATTAAGGACATAACACTCATACACCTCTCCAGCTAATTCTACTTCGACATTTAATCTTAAAGTATCAGATACTAAGGTAAAAAATGATCCTTGGTTTGCTATCACATCAGTTAAAACAAGGGATTCATTAACTGATTTTCCTATTGTCAAACCTAATACTAATGATTCATCAAATGATAATGACTCCTGTATTGATTTATATAGATTCGCTATTACTGATATTACATCAACCGATTGGAGGACCTCTTCAATTAACATGATAAATGCATTATTTGAGGCATCTTCCAAATCAAAATTCTCTTCGATCAACTGGGCCATAGTCTTCATTCCTAAGGCCAGAGAACTAAACCCTAAATATTCTAACACTGTAACAGTTAAGATAAAGTTATCTGCATCAGTTAAAGTCAAAGATTCTTGTAAGGTATCTGCAATAGATAGATATTTTTCTACAACATCAAAAAGATTTAATGTATCATTAATAATATCTTGACCAGTCCAATTATTGGACTGAGTATCAATTATACCTAACCAATCAGAGATCAAAAGACCAAGAACTGTGGAAATCTCATCCGTCAAAACTAGACTTTCATCGGCGGTTAATCCCCAACCATGACGTAGAGTATCATAAATAAATAGAACATCATTAATCTCTCTTGGGAATGCTCTAATGTTTTCATCAACTAAATCAAGACTTTCCGCGATGGATTTATGGATATTGATTATGACCTGCGGGGCGTCACCCAGGCCCAGGCCGTCGTTAATGGTTTCAAATTTAGCCACTTCAAAAACAAAATTATCATCAATGCTGGCCGATTCCGCCGCCGCGCTATTCGTTTCGTAATTGTCTATGAAAGCGTCGCCAATGATAGCGGATTCAGGCGTTGTGCCATAAAGGTCACTGCCTTTCATCACAGCGGCAATAGAAGCGGCTTCGGCGTCCACTTCTGACAGGTGCATCGGGTCGAATATGTCGGATATATTTGCCCCTTCAGTTATATTATCAGCAAGGCGCATTCCCTCGACTAAATCAGATATTGTTGCGTTTTCGGATGTATCAGCGTCTATTATTGTCGGAGGTATTTCTTCGTTTCCCCAAGATCCCCAGGCAGGTTCAACCGCTTTCCAATTACGAGCAATAACCTGGTCCATCCAAACCAGATTTTCTCCTTCCAAGTATTCATAATGACCTTTAATGTATAATTGATCACTGGCGCCTTCGTCGGGTTGCATTACTGCATTAGATATAAGTTTTACACTATTAAGCCAAATGTCATAAGTATATGAAGTCCAATTAAAGTTATTAATCTCTATGCGATTCCATTCTCCTGCGGCAACAGTTCCAATTTCATTCTCATTAAAATTATCAACGTAATAAAGAACACCAGCCGCGTCTACAGTGAGATAGGCTGTTCTTGTACCATTACCATGTATTATTTGTTCTATGGAAGTGAGAGGTTCTCTGTAAACCATTAACTGAATAGATATATCAGCAGAAGCTAATATAGTTGCATACGCCGCGCCTAAACCTCCAAGTTTTCCTGATCTTGTCCCGTCAAATGCTTGCTCTGTGGATATGCTAGTGGGAGAATAATTTTCAGTCCAATCCCTATCAAGGACATCACCATCATTGTCACGTTCAAAATCATCAAAGAAAATAAAAGTCTCTGCGGAATCGCTTACAGGCGAAGCCTCGCTATTCCCATAATACATATAAAATGTTGTGGCATTAGTCCCGATAGAATCAAACTTAATCCATACAGTGGCAATCTGGTTCGGTGTTGTCCCGGTAATTGATTCAATCCAGTAAGAAAGAAGACCCTCCCCGTCTATCGCAGTAAATCTAAGATCATCAAATGAAGGAAGACAATGCTCACCGCAATTAACGTCACTGCCAACTGCGCCGGAGCTTTCCCCTACCAGAAGTTTCATCTGATAATTGGATACAGCCCCGGACGCCCTGGATAGTGTTATGCTTTTTCTATAGTTCCAATCCGTTAGCCACATTTAATTTTTCCTTTAGGCGGCATTTGCGATAGTCACGGTTAATGTCACTTTGAAGATGTCGCCACTTTCCACTTCCTTGGCTGAGGAAAATTTAGAGTAACAGAAGAGCGTTCCGCCGCCCGCCGTGTTAGACATGGTAGATGCGTCCGTGCCGCCGCCGAACAACGCCGCTCCATAGAGGGTCTTGGTTTCGGAAGCGGTGAATGTCGCTTTACTCGCCGTATTTGTTGAAACACCGCCGGAAGCCGCCGCCATGACAAGAGCTTGTCGGGCCGCCTCGGTGTAACCATCCCATTCGGTGAAGACCGGCACGGCGTAAGTCTGCGTGAGGGCGGCGACTGTATCCGTTTCAACCGGGCCAATGTACCAGGCGGTGACCTGCGTTGCAGCGTCAAGATAAACATCAAGCAGACTATTAAGCCCCTGGGTCGTAATGATATTCGGGCGCTGTAATTCCTGCCATTTAAGGTTTCCGTATTTATCAAAACATTCAAAATCCCATACGGTCTTTACCTTTAAACCGCCGATCAAAGCCCTTGCAACTTCAATACTCGCTGAAAATTTGTCTCCAATGTGTGCTTTATTCATTGTATTCTCCTTTATTAATAAATGTTTATTATTACGCCGATAGGTTCTATTTGAGTTTCTCCATTATATGCTTCTATAATTGCAGCTTGAATCAATCCGATCAAAGTAGAATTTCTTGTTGTCATAGTGGACCAATCAAACTCAGTCGTTTCAATAGTTTTACTTGAATCATAGTGGGCCATCGCCGTTACAAAAATTGATCTTGACCCTAAAACATAAGTTTCTGTATTAGGTAGGTCAACCCATTCTTTATTATATCCGTATGTTTGATTATAAGTGTGCGGTCTTACTTGCACAATACTTATCTGCGTTATTATAGAATCAATATAAGCCCCACTATTTTTGTAACTAAAACTTAGTTGTTCAAATACGGATTTCTTATCTCCCGTTGCTCCGGGGAGAAAGTCTGTGATTGTTGGACAGACAACGGTTTCATTATAAATGGCGGATGGCTGCGCTAACCACCCCTCAGTATAATCCTCAGTTTCAACGTCATCCCCTATTTTGCCAAGAACATCAAAAAACTGATAAATTTTATGCTGTGTTCTCTTGTAATATCCTGATCCGCCAGCTTCCACCTGACAACGATACTGACTTACCCCAGGTATAAGTTCATCTGGCGGATACATAGCTCGTATAACAGCTTGAATTTGGTCCAAAGTGGTATACACTGGATCAACCAGAGAATCACTAATGAATAAGAGAGTGACAGTGTTCGTTACAGTGGCGAAATAAGATCCGTTCCAGTTTGAATACCAATATTGAGTGGCCGATCCGCTATATTCAATAGTTCCACTTAGGGATATTACATTAGGATCCAATCCGGTCCTAAAACCAGGGTTTTGGTTGGCAATATTGAGTGGACTGTTATACCAAAGAGATTTAGGAAATATATCTCCCAACACTCCGTTTTTATGGCCATCAAACCCTGCATTCGGAGCAAAATAAAAGGCTCCATACGGCGATGGACTTTCTCCTGTATCCCTATGGGTATTGGTAAATAGTGATTTAGCCAGATCGGTTCTTCCGGTCTTCCAAGTAACAAAATCAGGTGCGGTTGGAAGTATTATTTGACCTGAATCCCAAGTTAATGCTTCAGCTTTTTTTACATTCCATACGATGCACCTTGTTTGTATTGCGGAAATTGTATAGACAATATATTTACCACAATGTTTCACCCCGTCCACATGACCGATAACCTTAATTATAGACAAATCTTTATGCTGCATCACAATCACTTCATCATCAGCTTCAAACCCATCCGCGGCCCCTTCAATCGCTCCGTTGTCACGCAACGGCGAATCCGGTTCTCAGTGGTAGAAGAGCAGCGCAGTTTTTGCGCCACTCTCCCCCACCAGGCGAACGGTACAGGTATCATCTGACGAATCGACGTCAATGATCGTGCCCTTAATGATGTCATAATCTAAGACATCACCAAGGTTATTAAAGTCATGACTGGCCATAAGGCCCCTCTTACGAAGTTGTACAAGTAATCTGGTATGTGACTGCAAGAACATCATTGTCAATAACTGCGCGAGCACTTGTAAATGCCTTTGCGCACATCAAATAACCAGTTGTGGCTGTCTTTGCCGCTACAGTAGATAGGAAAGCCCCATAAACCGTAATTCCAGCAGCCATTGTAAAACTTGCAGCAGAGGCAGTATTGGTACAAACAGCTGTGGTAGTAGCTGCAATCGTATAAGCCGGTTTGTTAGTTGCGGGTGTATCATAATCCGCATCTTGACATTCGCCATACGTCCCTGCGGCACCTAACTTAACCGCTACAGTATCGCCCACAGCTGGTGTAACATTATTCTTAAAAATACCTACATACCAAATCGCTGATCCGGCTTTTGATGTGGTACCAAAAATGATATTCAACAAATACGCCATACCCTCTGTCGTAAATGTATTACCACCTTGATCACACTGATGAATAAGTTTACCGTCTCTGAAATGATCGGTCCACACATTCCCATGAAACTGAAGACCAGCCTCTAAAGCATGTTTTGCCGCATAACGTGTTTCGGCACTGTCTCGCAAATTTGAAAAATCAATGGATATTTGTTTCATTTTCTTCTCCTTTTAATGGTATTAAATTTCTACTCCATCCCGATACACTTTGCAGGATACTTCATCTTTGAATGAAGCCCGACAAGTTGTTCCGTTTAATGTCTTTTCATGGGTATCTACTTTACCATCTTTAAATGCATTATAAGTTATCTGGTCTATGGCCCCAGCCCCACTCCCCGCGCTTCCTGCTCTGAAACTTGATAAATACTGAAATACACCATCTAAATTCCTATATAAAGAAGCACCAATACTTGGAATCCCCATTTTAATCTTATTCTTAGTTAGATTATAAAGTTTTCCAGAAGTATTACCCGCTACATATCCTTCGGTTGTAAGCCAAACGGGCACATCGACATACCCTTTTTCTGGGGTTCCGAATACATTTCCAAGTTCAGGCATATTATTACAATAAGCCAATGTACCCTTAATAGATCCTGCACCTGCGTCAGAAAGAGTCATCTTACTCGGATCTGTCCCGGTTAAAAACCAAGTTTTTTCATAAGTCCCAATAAATAACCCTGTTGATACACCGGCGATTAATGTTATAGTAGAATCAAATTTAAAAATGTTAGCGGCTCTTTTAAACCAACTGAGTTTAAAAGGTTCACTATAATATGTATTTTGACCATCTGATCCAAACATACGACCAAAGGCATAACACAAATTTTCTAATGATGTAGGTGGTTCACATAAAAATGAAGGTAAAGGTTCAACTGTCGGTAAAGTTACAATCTGACTTACTTCGCCTACAAGATAAAATATACCTTCATCTGCATCTGTAACCCAAGTTAATGCCCCAGAAGGCCTATTTAATATTTGAATACCACCGGTTGTAGTTAAGGTAATATCTGATATTGGTCCATTGCCGGATAATTCATTGCTAACAACATTAGTCATTGTAACATGATAGGTACCAGCAGGGAGATTACCAGAGCCTGATAGAAGCATTGGACCGGGAGGAAGCGGTATGCCCCAAGATGTCAGTGAATTAATACTAGGATCATAAACTCCCTGCCAGTATGGATTCGAGATGTATATTTTATCTTCGGCCTCAACAAAAGATAATGGATATTTTGGACCTGATATTATTCCAATATTTACTGCAATCCCCTGCATATTACGATATAAAATTCCATTAGCCGCACATAGCATACATAAAGAACAGGACCATAAACTATGGGCTCCAGGCAAACTAATAAATAATGTTTGACCAGCTCTTTGTACCAATTCCCCAGATAAATTAACATCTGCATTTAATATAACCTGAGGTTCAATAACTCCAGTCTTAGACATAAACCGGTTATTGACGTTATTAGCTCCAGAAAATCCTGTTATTTTAAGATCAGGCATTAGTCACATATCCCCGCGTCTATAAAATCATCTGATCCATAATATTGTGGCTCGGCATCTATTGGAATATGCCCAATTAATGCCGCCATAAGTTCATAAAATTTATTCGTATGATACTTTACACCTACACCTACATTATCCTGACCATCCTCTAAACCTTCACCAAACGTTTCTTTACAGACATAATGTATAATCAATCGTTTAGCTAAGAAATCCGGCAGTCCATCTGGTACATCATCATCTAAAGCCATAGCGACGGGTTTTCTATAATAATGAAGACCTAATGCTACAGAAGCAGATGGGATTCCTTGATAATAAATTTTGTTGCCTTTAATACAGACCTTATAAACGGATCCAGTTTCACTCAAATCAAGATATGGAACCTGTTTTAGAAAAAGGGCAAAAGAATTATAATTTCCACCAATAGGTGGAATAATCTGATCTTTTGAACTGTCATAAACCCGCAATAACCCTCGTTGATAATTAGTCGGCATTGATACATATGGTAATGTAGTCGAGGTATTTACCGATTCATAAGTAAAAAGATCAGGTAAAGGTGGAGAAATACTTTTATCTGGCATAATGATTCCACCGGCTATGTCATTTACCGCATCATTAACTTTAGTCTCAAGATCATATGAATCATCTTGAATTATCGCATCAATGGCTGTCACAATCTCATTAAGGGTGGGCATGACGAATCCTCTTAAAACTCTCCCCTCCCGAAGGAGGGGAAAGATTAATTAAACAAACAGATTATGCTTCTAACGGGGCTTCTTTCACGTATGCAGATTCATCGAACTCAATCATCAGAAGCACATTTGCCGCGCCACCAAGAATTGTCGTATCAAAAGATACTTTAATTTTGGTGTTAGCGACCGTTGAAGACGCCGGATCAAATACCAAAGCATTGTTGGTCGTATCAGGAACTCCAGTCAAAAGTACACCGGCAGCCGTATCGCCTGTAGGAGCCGTAGCGAGATTAACTGCCGTAGTTCCTCTGGCCAATGTAATAGTTCCAGTAGCTACCAAAGTTGCATTAGCCACAACTTTAAATGACTTAACAACACCACGGCAGGGAACAGGAATATAATAATCTTCCACACCACCTGCACTATAAAGGTTTACATAAAGATCTTTCATCGTCAATTCTCCTTAAATTCGGTTAATGGTTATTCCGTTATGACAGCAAACGGAACGGTTGCGGCTACGCCGTTAAGACCCGTCAGAATGTTTCCACTGGCCAAAGCCAAATTGAAATTATAACCGGCTGTCGTTGTCGCGATATCAGCAGCAGTAATCAGGCGGTTGTCTCTTACGATCACTGTATCTGAATTTTCGTCAATGGTCAGAGCGGTCGCTTTGATGACGCTATTCTGGATACGGCTTCCGTAGGCCGGCGAACTTGCCACAACGTCAATGCCCTCGGTGGCTTCCACGAAACAGTCATCGATCAGGAATTGATGGGTTGAAACTATCCCGGCAACGGCAATGCCAACCGCGAAAATGCCCGTGCCGTATGTGGTGGGGGACTGATGAATCTCGAATCCCTGGATTTTGAACAGGGCGCTGTCGGTAATCTGGACGCCGACGGTGTTGCCGGCGTTGCTTGCCTGCATCATTCCGCCGAGGATTTGGAAACCGTGGCATCCTGCCGGGATGGTAATACCTACGCCCGTCCCATCAACAATGAATCCCATGTTGATAAACCGGCAACCTACCTTTGCCAGTGCAATGGTATGATGGCCGATAACTCTCGGAAAGGGCACCAGGTCGGAGCCACAACCGATAATGTCGCACTTTTCGGGAAGCACGGTCAGGCTTTCCTTAATGCCGTCACCGCAGACATAAATCTTGTTGCGTCTTGCCCACCAGCGGTTAGCCGCAAGGCCGATGCTGGTATTTGAAGCGGTGATTGCTTCTGCAATGGTAGCGAACGGGTGATCCGGGGATCCACCGCCGGTTGCCGCTACATTCAGGTCAACGTAATACTTTCCCGCCTTCGGTCCCTCATAGTCATTGACCATCAGAAAATCCGAAATAGGTCTCGTAGCTCGACCTCCACCTATTGTTAAAACTTTCTCGCTCATGATACTCTCCTTTCGTCCGATCTCAAACCACATCGGACCCGTTTAAAGGATTAAAGGGAGGGTTGCCCCTCCCTGTTTAGGTTATACCGGTTCGGTCAAATTGGTATGACGAACATGCATTCTTCGATTGGAGCAATACAGATTCCCTCTCCAGCGGGTATTGGCGGTGATGACATCCGGCTGACCAGCCTCTTTCTTAGCAATCCATTCAGGCGTGGTGAAATTATAGTCTTTATGACTGCGAAGACTGAGGTAATTCAGATTAAGAGCCTCAAAATACCCTGTGGTCACGTTATTATCCGAAACAATCGGGGCGCCCTTATGGGTAATATTTTCCCATCCGGCGGAGATCATATCGGTATTCGTATAACGTTGCTGAGGATGCAGAGATCTTTCATATCCGTCTTTCAAAACCGCGGTAGTAACGCAGAAATTAGGTTTCATATTCTTAGCATCTCCCATATTAACTTCACGGAAGATTTTCTGAAGGGTTTCAAAACCAATAGCTTCTGCGGTTGTAATAACGTTAGCCTTCCAACTGGCCATAACATCAGTAGAAATTGATCCATATTCTGTTGATGTCGTGGTGTTGAAAAGATCGCCCAAACCATTCATTTTATTATCAGATGTTGCCGCAGCAATGATGTCTGTAGCCATCTGAACCCTGGCAGATTTGATGATGGACTGCATATACTGTTTCGTCAAAGCCACAATTGCTTCATCTCCAGTACACATGGTCAAATCATCTAAATTCAAGGTATTGCTACCATAAATACCTGACCATCTAAAACGAGCGGCATCGAGGATGTTAACTTTGCTCTGATTAATAACGGTATTAGCACCGTATTCCCCAGAATTAGAGTTAGCATACTCCAACATAACCTTTACCATCAAACCGCCATCAACGATCTCGTGGGGTTTAACTTCCCAGTTATCGTTTACCGTAGCATTCCCCATCAGTTTCCACAGAAGGGCTGAAGCCTGATTAAGAATGTCCGTAGGTTCCGTATTCAGCCAAAAATATGATGTGGCTGCATTAAGTTGTCCAAGTAATCCCATAGTCTTTTATCCTTTCCAGGTTCAAGATCTATTTTCCGGCTGCTTTAATCGCATTAAGCATACCAGCTTCAAGATCCTTACCCTGAGCTTTTGCTGGTTGTGTAGGTGCACCGGGACTGCCATTTTTAACTACGACTTTTCCGGTCTCTTCTTTTCCTTTATTGAGGTCAATCAATCTTTTCATTTCTGCATTTTCATCTGCTAATTTTTTGGCCTCAATTCTCGCATCATCCCGTTCAATTTCACGGAAAGCAGACAATGGATCACTCATCCCTGTTTTGTCTTTTGCGATATACTCCTTAATTCGAGTCTGCATTTCAGGTGTATTAAACAGTGGGTTTTCAGAGTGAAACGCTTCATGGGAAGCTTTGATATCCCGATTAGTTAACTCCTGCTTAATCAGTTTGGAGGCTTCACTCATAACCTCATTACGAGTTTTCTGAGTAGATAACTTAGTTATCTTATTCATTAACTCTGAAACTGATTTTGAATACGTAAGAGATAATGGATCAAGTTCTCTCATTTGACCCTCAATATTTGATAATTCAGCATCAAAATCAACCGCTTGCTCCGTTGCGGGTTTTTCGGAAGTTCCACCCACCATTTTCTCTTTGACTAATGCAGCAAGAGTTTCTGCCTGGCTTTTAAGGCTATCATGATCTTTTTTTATGGATCCTAACTCATTACCTTGAGCTGAGAATTTCTCCATAAGATTCGTATAACCCTTTACCAGTTCTGTTGGGGATTTATAGGTTGTTCCAGCAATAAATCCATTATCATCCAACGGAAGCTCTTCTACTACGTCATTTTTCCCTGATACATTCTCATTGTTTTCTGGCATAAATCCTCTTTTCGGATCGGTCATGATTTAGGTTATCCAAAATGGACCTAGAACCGATTTGTCCGATATCATGGCAGGTATTAACCCGTTATCCATCATCCTATACAGGCGAGATGATTCTCTCGCATATATCTCTTCCAGTCCTGTCTTGTCTGAACTGGGCGTTCACAATCTGGTTGAAGGGTTTTAACGGCCTCCTTCATCCATGGAATGTCCTCATCACGAAGAACTGCAGGACCAACAATAATTCGTTTAGCCCTTTTACCACATACACAGACTTTAAATTTTTTCATCTGTGATATTTTGCAGATGTCAGTAATAGTCTTTCCACATCTGCATTCATAACTATATGTCGGCATTACATAACCTCATCAAGTTGTTTCTTCCGTTTCATGATGACTTGGGCCGTTCTGTTGGCCATACCCGTACCTAACAACTTGGCCTTGCTCTCATCTGATTCACTAGGTGCAGGTGCAGGTGCCGGATTCTTTATTTTATTTAATGCTCCCAACATTCCCTCTGTCATTTCTTTTGCTGATGGCATAATTTACGCTCCTGTTTGTACATTAGATGAAGGTGGAATTAATGATTTTGGTTGAACTGGTTGATGCCCTTGAGCCGCTGTTTTTGGCATTTCGGCCTGGAATTGAGTTTGCATTAAAACCTCTTTTAATTGGATTGCATACTCTTCCGGCAAACCAGCGTCAATTAGAATCTGTAAAGCTTGATCTAACTGAGACTCAGCCGTTCGCTCAATTTCCTCTTTATAATTAGGCCAATTAATAGCCTCCAATAAACCTTTTTGTCCAATAGCTTTCGATTCATATAACCATTTAGCCATTTCTTGAATCTGCAAACTAGTTCGAGGAGTTGTCGATCCTGACTCAACCACATAATTAAATTTGCGATTTATATAATTTACCATTCTAAATGGAATCTGTTCACCTGTTACTTCAGCCAAATCTTCTTCAATACCCCAATTTTGCCAAAGACCAATAGCCCATTTGCTTCTTTGTTCAGCCAAAAAATCAATAGATGCTGTCTTAGTCTGCATCAATACCTGATTTCTTTCTTGAAGAGCAACAATAGCACTAGCCGCAATAACTCCTTGAGGATTAACTCCTCGATCTGCATCTTCTATTTGATATACACGATCAAATAATTTAATGACAAGATCTAAGACATTAAAGAATGTGGCAGGTAAATCCGGAACCTTCATAAACTCGATTCTTGCATTAGGAGTTGAAGGCATTAATACTAAACGACCGGCCTTTTTGCTCGAATTTGTAATCATTTCTCTTGTAATACCACAATGTTGCTGAACAATAAGAGGAGGAGTCATTACATTGAGAACATAAGAGATAACTTTTGATACGATTAAATCAATCTTATTTTTAAGATCCCCAACTTGTTCTGCAGCAGAAAATCCCCAAATTGTGATTCCATCTTTATATGAATTAGCGGTATATACAGGTAAACGACCCCACGGATGTGTATGTTTAACATCATCACCATAATTCAGATGTCTATAATTGATATTAGGATTAGGACAATCATCCAAAACAATCCAACCCATATTTTGAGGATCCTTACTTCGGGCAATTGTAATTTTGCGAATACCATCTGGGCATCGTTTACGTGTTTCAATTTGTTCAGTCATCTGAATAGCGCCAAAATCATCCATTATAGGTTGTTGCGTATACTGATCTAAAACAGGTGACATAGATTTAAAGTCATCAGAGGAATTATCTCGGACCCATAACTCAATTATAAGCCCTTTCTGCATCTTTTTATCAGAAATTGGTTGATTTGACGGACTAACCAATGACATATGGTCTGTATAATTACCTAAACTGGCATTATTAGTGCCTTTATACTTATATTCTTCGCGCCTATGCCCTAATAAATCATAAACATTATCATCTGTAGCGATATTTTTAACATTAAAAGCCGTTTCAATTTCACTCACAAACTCAAGATAGGCATAACAAATATATGGAGCATCTTCGGATATATTAACCCAGTTTCCAGGTGCTGGAAAGAAGGCATAAGGATCTGTTATCAAAATATCAGGGTTATTTGTATTGGGATTTCTGATGGGTTTTTCTGTGGTTATACCATATATCTCCATCATACGGGCCGTAAGGCGAGTCTTTTGCTGTTGGTCAGTATCTTTCCACCATTTCTTCAGTTTAAGACTGACAATAGTTTCTGCAACATCATGTTTTCCATCCATATCAACAACTTCGCCAACAGGCATACGGGCGGTTATATTAGAAACAGTTCTTTCTATATTGGCAAAATAAAGATTTACAGGTGTAATACCATTACCTGCATCATTCATTGGATTTCTTCCACCGGCGGTAATTCGACCAGACTTACCTCTATACATAGCGTAATTAGACAAGAAATCTTGAGGTTTTCCAAGTCGTTCTTTTTCTAGATGAGCGATTTCAAATAACTGATAACCAAATTCCGCTACATCTGGATGATTAAACGGTGGCAAATTTGATAGGTTCCAATTGGGATTTATCATTTTTTATCCTGTTTATATTTCTTGTCTCTAATTAGAGGTTTACCCGGATGCAGTGAATTATAAATCATGGCCGCATGTTTCTTAGCCTCTTTCGCTGACATCCCCTGTTCAATGAACTTATCTCTTATTGCCTCATACTGAGCCGGCATAACCTTATCCTCGTCGTCTGGACTTGGGTTTTACCACGGGGGTTTCCTCAACAACTTCTTCCGTTTCCGCTTCCGGTTCTACTTCTTCTACAACCACAGGATCATCTTCAACCAGTGTGAGTCGTCCTGATGGAGCTAATTGAGCGAGACACTGAGGACAATCCATCTCTGCACATAATGTTGTACTCGATGCAATCATTACTCCATCTCCATATATAGGCCAACTGTTGAACTTCCATGGAGGTAGTAATTCTAACATAGCCCCATTAGGCGTTGTATCTGGGCTATACTGATCTGTTGTTTTCCACATAATTGCCTTACAATTTGGACATTTAACCCTCATTTTTCTTTCCTCCTCCGAAAGAACTCAAAAATTGTGACGCCCGTTTTAAGACATTTGCCTCTAACTCATCCTCTTGATCTGCTCCATCTAATGGATCCGGAATTGAAAATACCTGCCCTTTAGGCACTCCACCTAATAAGCTCTCACCAGGACGTGAATTAAACGTCTTAAATACCAGAAAAGCTCCAACAAATATACTGACCAATACGATAATAGCCCCAACCCCGATTAGACCTAAAACGGCCCATATACTAATAGTTAGCTGCATCTCTGTCTATCCCATCCTCTACTACATAAGCATTCTCTCTCATATGGTCCATCCACATACACTGTGATAACATCGTATGAACCAAACCTCCGACTGCTAATACTGCGGGATCCCCTTGCTTAAATTCACGGATACGGGTCTTGAGAATTTCATTCTGTTTCCCAAAGAATAACCGTGTATTTCCTTGAACTAATACAGATCTCAAAGATCTCACATAAGTATCAAATATCCGCTCAGTATAGAAGTCATCAGGAGGAGATACTAATATGGTATTTTTCTCGCCTCCATCCCGTCTCATGAGAACCTCATTCTTTAATGCCAGAGTAGTAATAAATCTTTCAGGATCCCCAAAGAAAGAGTGCAGAAGTTCTGGATGTAGACCAAACCCATACTCTTTTCTCATTTCTAAGATGCCCTGAAGCAGTGTCGGAACATCTAAATGCTCCATCTCAGCCAATAGTTGAAACTTAGCTTCCTGTGGGTTAGCCCCATCACCTTTAGGTCGGACAGCTCCCACAATGGCTATATAGCCAGCAGACGCTTCACGCTTATCACTAAACTCCGTAGGCCATCCAATACAGCCAAATAAATCATAATAAGTCTGGCCGGTCTCTTCATTCATGTACCAAAATGGTTTCTGAATATACTGCTGACCAGTTATAGCGGCCTCATCCAGCCATGACTGACGGATTCCAAAAGCTTCAGGATGTTGAATAATAACGATTTTACTCATCAGGAGCTTCATCCTCCGCAACACATCCATCAAAGAAAGATTCCTCGTTAAGCTCACTAAAAGCATCCGAACCAGCATCGATCATATCATCATGGATACCATTAGGGAACATTCGCATCTCTTCCATCAGATGCTCCAGCCATGGGCGATCCAAAGCTACAACGTTACCAACATTCACCTGGGCCGCAAAAGGCTCCGCCCTTACTATCTTATCACCGGATATCGGTTTAGCGACCACTGTATAACCAGCAAGTAGCTTTAATAGGTTCTTAATCTGTGACTTTCCAGCCTGACCGGGGTCCTGGGACAGTCGCACCTTAGTTGAACGACCATCTCTTCCAGCAGTAGCCTTAAGAGACTTCTCAGCATCCTCCGGACCCATCTGTTCTCTTACTATATCTGCTATAACCCATCTTCCATCGGGTGCAGGTATCCGACCAAGCTTAAATCCAACCGTATAATCTCCGCTTCCGTCCGTCGCACCAAGATCCCAGCCTCTTACGAACTTAGTCCCAGCCGGTATAGCTTCGATTACTCCAATTTTATCGGGCTTAAAGATATTACCTTCAGGAGCACTGGGTGCTTGCTGATACTGACCAATAAAAGTATAAGGCTTAGCAGTCTTCAGACGCAATAGATCATTCACAGTGTGCTTAGCGGGCCACAATGCTTCGTACCGGGTTTCATCATAGTCGGCCTTAGTAGTATCCTTATCGATAAGGGTCTCAAGACAGAGATGCTCCCACTTTTCTCCATTGCCCCCGGCAAGAAGCCACCCAGTCAGGTCCATCTCATGCAGTCTCTGCATTATAAGAATAATAGGAGTATGGGGCGAGTTGAGGCGAGACTCCAACGTATTTTGAAATCCATCAATAACGCTTTGTCTTACGACATCGGACCTCGCCTCATCTGCTTTATGAGGATCATCGATCACTATAGCCCCACCAAATCCCTCCCTCTGTTTTCCAGCACCATATCCAGTGATCGTTCCACCCATACCCACAGCATACATGCAACCGCCCTCAACGGTCCGCCACTCATCCTTAGCTTGTGAATCCGTTTTAAGATGCACACAAGGCCGACCAAACTCATCACAGAAGATACGATTAAACTCTTCATGAGAAACTAGATCCCTCGTCTGCCAAGAATTATTAGACGCCAACCGACTTGAATAACTTGTGTGGATAAATTCCGCATCAGGAACATGTCCCATTGTCCATGATATGAAGTTTATCACCGCAAGCTCCGTCTTTGAATATCTTGGCGCTATATTAATGATAAGGCGCTTGACCTCCCCCTTATATACGCGCGTCAAAGCGTCGCATATAGCTTTATGGTGCGGTCCACGTAACCATTGATACCCTTTTCGTTTCAGAAACATCCAACGAGAGTAGAAATAGAAATCCTCTGCCGCTATTCGTCGGGCAAGGTATGTCACCTCAGGATTAAATTCCCCTGATTTAGAGAATATAGAGGTATCGGTTGTTTCTACTTGAGTTGTTTCTACTTGAGTTGATTCCATTTAAACCTTCTCATTAAGAACTTCGATAATAGCCTGAATATTTTCAGCACTAATATTCATAGTAACCCCATTTCCGCCTATAGTTTGGGGTTTACCTTCTTCATCAGGGAATTCTATACTGGTAGTTTCTTTCCATCCGCACTTTGATTTGAGATAAAATTGAGTTTGAATAGGATGTTGTTTATCGACGGCCATATCATACAGGGTCTTGGCCACGCGCGTATGGGCATTGGCGCGTCCGCGTTCAATATCTTCCATACAATAAGCCTTTAAAGTTTGTGCCCCCATACCTACGACGTAAGCTATCTGCTCACAAGGTAGACCATAGCCCGCAAGTGTCTCTATCTGGAAGATAGTCTCATCGGATATATCTTCTCGCTTGTTGACACGTCGGTGTTTACTAGGGAGTATAATTCCATTCTGGATCGCAACACCGCGTCCCCAAGCAATTTCTTTATTGCACCTATAGGCGAGCATCCGTTTCGTGAGGCCAAGTGCCCGGGCAATGGTGAAATCTTCCTTGCCCTCTGCTGCCATGGTCTTAACCAATTCCCTCTGTTCTTGGGATATAACTACTTGTTTTGGCATTAAAGGACCCCCTGGGGTGAAGTTAACAGGTACCCGGGAAAAAACGCTAAAGTCGAGAATTTTCTCCGGAAATATTGGTAACAGCGAGCGTATATGGTTGAACTTTTCCCCCGGAAACCTGACACGCTAAATAAATCAGTACAGCGTTCCGGGCGCGCGGGTCGCGCATGCTGGCCTGCCCTGCTACGCGCTAGGTGCGCGGGGACGCAGGTCACGGATCCATGCATGATGCACGACGTGCGTAGATCCGCGTGCCGCGCACGATGCGTATGTGATCCGCACGCTTCGTGCCCGGATCCACGCACGATGCACGACGTGCTCGTGATTCTAATCTTTGCCCTTAAAAAACCCATACCATATATCCATTCTCTTATTTTTTATATTATACTACACTTTTTGCTTACATGACACACATACTTGCGCAAAAAGTATAAAAAGATTCCCTTTTCTTCAACGCCCATGACACGCGCGCAAATCATTTAAATCGCGCAAAATTCATAAAAATCAATAAAATCATAAACTTACGATGTTTGATACATTTTTGTTATTTTTGCCATATTTTGATACATTTTTGTACTATGACGTAAGTGATTGAAATTATTCGTCGTTTTCCTTAAAATTCTAAATTTCTTAAAAAAATATCACATTTTTGTTGAAATAAAAACTATGCCAAAATTTCGAAATAAAAAATAAAAAAATAATTTCTCAACAAAATCAATAACTTACGATATGAAATAATTTTTTATCGAAATATGGAATAAAAATTTCATATATAAAAAAACATCGGGCAAATTCGATACACTGCCCAAATGGGGATATAAAGTCCCCTAACACACTATACCTGAGGAGGTAATTATCATGAAGAAGAACACAAAGAACAATGCGGCCGTGAAGACTAAGGACATCGCAGTGAACAACACACCTATCACCCCGGATCCAGTTCCTGAATACATGCCAAATGTCGCAGAATTGGTACAAGAGCTCTCCACCCCGAAGACTATCGAAGAGCTGTGGTTGCGGGTCGATGAACGCCTCTCTGCCATCGAAGCCAAGTTGATCGTGAAGATCAAGGAAGGTAATGGAAGAGGTCCGCTTTCCACCAGGTCCATGACCGTGGATGATGCCAAACGCATTATGACGGGGGATTTGAAGGACGCGAACATCAAAACCGCCGCACAAACTCTGGGACTTTCTTACGGCCAGGTTTACTCCGCCCGTAACGGATACACCTTCAAAGAGCAGTACACAGAGGGAATTACTGCCAGCAAAAAGAAATAACCACTCACATGGGGCTGGGTACTTGGTATCCAGTCCCTTTTTTTATGTCTCAAATCCACTACCTCCATTCAGCCATAGAATATAGCACAACTTATAGCATCGCTGAGTACCAAATAACTAACAAAAACAAATACTTATAAATTCCCAGATCATAAGGTGTACAAGGGCTAGCCCACAAATATATCATGGATATAGCAACGTCCCTGGGTCCAAGTTATTATTATTATTATATATTATTTATTATGGCTATAAATAGTTAATTATAGTAGTAAATATAAACCAAGGAGAATATAAAACATAAATTAATAAATATTTAAGTTTTTAAAAATTCAAATTTTATTTAATAAAAATATTTTAAAAAGTAATAGAATGAATTGCAAACATAGCATATAGCACAACGCTCAACAAATGCGCTCAAGTATATGTTTTTATTTTCTTTTGGCGTTGCTATAAACTTTTACTATATTTATAGCAAGGATGACCTAGGCGTTGAAAAAAGAATGTTTACTTTTGTGCAAAAATAATATATAATTTTTATATCTCAAGGATCCTTGCTTGAATGCAAGAAATTAAGGAGGAGTCAATGAAAACCATAGCAGAAAAGATCGAAGATTGTATCAAACAAATTCGGGTTGTTAAAAAGAGGCTCGACGAAAGCAAAGAGGATTATGATTTCATCCAAGAAGAAGAACACATCGAAGATGCCATTAAACAAATCGATGATAAACGGGTTTATTATGAAACTCAAATTGATGACTTAAATCGTAGAATCGAGAATCTAGAACCCCAAAAACAGAATTATATTAGGCAAATAGAAGACCTCAAACGGAAATCAGAGGGAATCGAAGCCAAACGGAAAAACTTTTTATACCAAATTAATACTACAAATCGAAGAATCCTTAACTTAGAACCTAAGAAATTAAAACTCCAACAAAGAATTGATGAATTAGAGAAAAAGAGAGAAAATGAACTTCCTAAGAAATATCAAAATGAGAATCTTTTAGATAAATTACTTACCCAATTACAGGCTTTAAAAGATCTTCAAGCTGAAATCAAATCAGGGGAACCAAGTGAAGAGTTCAAATTAAAATATCCTGATTGGCAATCATGGTATCTATGAGTCTTATTATGCATTCTTCAAACCATTGAAAATAACTGTTTACATTTAATTTTATTCACGGTAGGATGTAATTAAGAAACGAATAATTTCATTAAAGGAGGACCCAATGACCCTTACCCAAGACCAAATCGAGAAATTAATCCCACGTATTAAAAAAATGAAACACGCCCGTAAGCCTTATATCCGTAGGCACTTGGCCGGTGAGGTAATACGCCATGTGCGTGTTATGATACTTCGTAAGCAGAATGGGTGCGCGGTGCGTATTGAGCGAACCCTCATGATTCAGTTATAGGAGGATACAATGATTCGGTTTATATTTTTTGAGAAGGATAATGAGCACATATGCGAAGTGGCGGAATCAGGTAATCCGTGTCTCTCATCTGGGAAATTTATTGATCCTATACAAGACATGTTTAAGAGAGTTATGGACGGAACCTATGGATCTAAGGTAATTATTGAAAACATAAAAGATCGCGAATAGGAGAGCATCATGAAAATCGAATGGGCCAGCGATGAGGTAACAGAGCACTTCAATAATGCTTTGGTTGAATGGAGTGATGCGGATCCTGAGGCATTACTCGAAGACAAGATGAGGGAGTTAGGTTGGGAATGTGCCCCGATATATATTGGATCTAAGCCTTATGATCTTCTGATTAGTGTAGGAGATTTTATCGTGCTTGGGGCTGAGTACGGAGCTCGTGGTGTTGAAATCATAACACTCATGTTTACCGATTATGATGAGACCTTGTGGATGAAGGAGGGATCACTGGATGAAGGAAATATATAAAACCACTTGGCTTTTCTTAAAAACAGGTCACTGGATGGTTCCTCTTATTGATCTATCAAAGATCCATAAAGAAGATCGGGTTATGGAGAGTATCTTATGGTTTTGCCTAGGAGTAGTGATCGGTGTTTTATTCATGATGTGGGTGATCCGATGACTCACTGGTTTAAAGAGGCGTGTCATAAAGATCCTAAGACATGCGTCTTTAGACGAGAGGACGTCTGTGAAAATCCTGTGTCCGATTGTTTATGGTATGAAAAGATTTTAGATGATGTTAGAACGGACCGCATGAGAGATTTTGATGAGATTGAGGAGGAATCTTATGGGCATGACGATTGAAATAACCAGGCAGAAAGCCGTATACCTTGTGAATAACCATGTATCTGGGGGACTTAGTCCTGTCACAAGAAAGATGCTGTATGCCGGTCTGAAGGATGGGCAATCTGTATTCCTTACTAAAGGGAGTAAGTTGATGTTTAATGATGGCAAGTATTTTATCTCCGGATATGCCGAAGATGGAAGCGATGTAAGATTTCCATAAATCATTTAAGGAGGACCATATGATAAGAGCCATGTTAACGGATGATGAGTGGATTCCAGAAGAATATAGGAATCGATACGGGAGAGTTCTTAAACATTGGAAGGTAGAAGTGGTTGTGGAATTAACCAATCCTAATCACACTGTTGAGGTATTTAAGATCTTTAAAGATTATGTAAAATTGGAATATGAGTGGACCCTGAAATGGAGTCACTTAGGTGATTATGAAAGAGCTGTGGCCGCAATGGATTTCCTTAAGACATTTAATATGTGGAAAGCTTGCGAGGCGCATATCATAAATCATGATCAATATATGCATCTCGTAGATATGGAGTTAATTAAACCTCCCGTGGATTATTGGAAGATCTCTCCGGGAGAGTATGGATTAGTTGCATTACAAGGATATGATTCTTATACCCAAACGTGGGAAAAGATTAGCACTGCTTATGGTGATTTCTGTCGAGGATGGGATGCATATAAGGCGGTTATTAAACAAAGGGATTTATTGATTCAAAAAGAAAAGGATCATATTGAAGCCCTTAAAATGCATAGGGAATTTAAGAAATATGGGGAGTTTGGAACCACACTATGTTTCTGGTGTGCATCATGTGGAAGACGGGGTAAAATAAAGATATATCCTTCAAGTCATTATATCAATGATGATAAGTGCCCAAGATGTGGGGCTACTACGGGTGTGGATTTTTGGATCCCCATTCCAGGTGAAAGGAGACGAGCCGCTTAATTTTACAGAACTATGAGGTCTTCTTATGATTCTGTAAATGAAAGGAGGGATGTCATATGCGACCGATGGGAGATAATGTCGGTCTTTAAAGTGATTATTAGAATATCTTGGGGGACTGCTGAGAAGCAGACCCGGCGCGTAGAGCATAGACCTCTACAGAAAAAGATTGAAAGGCGCAAATAAAAGTAAAGGAGAATTTATGACCCCGGAAGAAGTTGTTGAGAAAATTAAGGAATTACTAAACGCAGCGGGATATACGGATCATTTAATGGCATTTATAATCCCGGAACATGAAGAAAAGAAGGCCGCTTTGGTTACGGTGGTTCACATGTCGAGGTTTAATGCGCTACATGTCCTGACTGAGTTAGCCAATAAAATGCCGGATATTTTTTCCGCTGTGGTAATCAGTCATTTGGAGAAAATAAAAGACATCGATCCTAAAACGAATTAGAGGCAATATTATGGGGACCGCGGAAGACGTTTTAAGCTCTATATTGGCAGAACGAGATTTAAGGTTGATAAATGCCAAAGATCGCACTGCGCGAGCAAATATCATTGCTGAAGATTATGGTATATGTTGGCTTATCGCCTTTGCTTTGGCTAATAATGAGCTGGTTTTAAAAGCATTGAAAGAATGGAGACGATAATGATTAGGCGGCATGGGTCTGGTACAGAAATATACAGTGGGTTGATTGGTCCCGACCTAATGAACCCTAAACCGCCATCTTTTCATGAGGAGGACCAATCATGAGTATTTTTGAAATTAGCCCAGAAAGAATAACTAGTGATAAAGATACTATTGAAGACCTTATTGTCTGGGTCCAAGCTCCGAGTTCTGAATCTATGAAGATCTTTGCACGACGTAATCACAGCCATTATAAAAAAATTGTGGACTCTCCTGAAGATGACTCGGGAGTTGACATTATTATTGACGAATTAGGTGAAATAGTTGAAAGGAGAGTGTAATGCCAACATCGTATGATATTGGAGATGTTATTGTCGCATTAAGGGTATTATCGATTTTTATACCTGATGGCGTGGCCGTAAGGTTTAACGAACTAGACATAGAGTTTATGGATCTTAGAGCCCCTCGTATGCGCACCATCAAGTTGCCCATTCATGAGGCTGCAGAAAAGATATTTGAAGGATTGTAGTCCTGTTTCTGCCGCAGGTTAAATGGCATGACGCGTAGGTGTAGTGTGAAGGTGGGCCAAGGTATGATTGGCCTTGGCCCACCGCTTATAAAGGAGATGAAATGAAGGTATCTACGGCAAATAGAATTGGAATTGTAATCCTTATTGTGAGTATTATATTGACTTTAGGGATTGTGGGAATTAAAGCCTGGGTCATGTTACATTTTATCATTAAATACTGGTGAGGAGGATTAAATGCAAACAAAGCCTAAATATTGGTGGGAACCCATTGTGTCATCGATTGTTTATTGGGCGGGATTAGCTGTTGTGTTTCTCATATGCATAGGGATTGGAAATGCGCTGATTCAATTTATCATTAAACTACTTAAATGAGGAGGAAACCATGAATATAGAGTATTTAATATTATGGTTTTTGTAGGTCTTATAGTTGGTTATATTCTTCATCGTATCATTAAAAATAAATAAGGAGGAAATTATGGCATTATCACCAGAAGAGATGGACAAGGCCGCAGCAGAAGCAGAGGCGGAATTAAAGTTAATGAGTCAACATGTAACGGTACCTATGGCACGATGGTGGCAACAGAATTACATGAAAACTGGACACAAAAGGTTAGGTCGTATATTAGTAGCTCATGCTAAGGCAATGGCCACTACTAACCAAACTGATTGGGCCGAGGATGATCGAGTTAATGCCATGATGGAGGATAAAGGCGATGTGTGAGATCAGACCTAAGATTGTCATTCACAATGGATCTTTTGCATATGAATTAGTTATCTTTAATGGCGAAAGGATTAGCCGAATAATAAGCTTTACAGGGTTTGATAACGCAGATTATTTTGCATATCTCTATAAGCAACTCGGTTATGATGTTCGCAGATCTGGTGATGGATCCGAAAATTATTTGACTTGGGTCCAAGATCATGGTGAAATTAAAGGAGAAACCAATGGCTAAATTAGTTAAGATAGGCGAGGACGAAGTAATCATTGCTAAAGCTCATAAAAACTTCGTATTTTTACAAGGTATGGTTGCAGGAATAGCTATAGGTTTTATATTATGCAGTGTTATTATGAGGCTTAGTTGACCCAAATCGAGGCATTGAAGATAACTGTTTACATTTAAAAAAAGATATGGTAGAGTGTAATCAAGAAAACAAAATGTCCGTTTAATCGGACTAAACCGTTGGGAGACCAACTAAATCAACTGAGGAGGATAGTATTATGGCAGAGAAAAAAGTAAAAGATGTAGCGGCAACAGAGGCCCCGAAGACTAACGTTGAGGGCGCAGAAGCTCCTAAAAAAGAAAAGGTTCTGATTCCGGACATCATCCGTGGCCGGATGCCTATTGCGGTTGTTTACATGGTCCGCTTTGGCGATCAGAAAGGTGGAGAGACCCGGGCTCTTGCGGATCTGTTTGGAACCACCGTCGGTAAGATTACGGATATTAAAAAGAGAAGCACCTTTGCTTATCTGCCGGAAAACTTCAAGCCGACACAGACCCAGAAGGACGAAGGTATCGCCTGGTTGCAGAAACACGTCGGTTTTAAGGACGGGAAGGTCGATGTTCTGATTAATGAATTGGACTCGATGAAAGCCGCTACAACGGAAGAAGCCGCAGCCTATGAAGCTCTTCGTATAGCAAACCGTGGTCAGCTCGCCACTAAGAAGGATGGTTCTACGGCAGACGCAGGTGGTGGTAACCGCCAGGCCGCAAAGAAAGCAGCACCGGCCGCAGCAGCAGCCGCAGCAAAGCCCTCTGCAAAAGATCTGATTTAAGCCTATCAGATCCTGCACCCCAGGGTGGGAGACGAAAGTCTCTCACCCTTTTTTAGGCTTCGAACCCTTGTATAAACATTATAATTATTGTTTACAAAAGATAAAAAATGTAGTAATATTAAATCTTTAAAGGGGAATATATAAAATGTCTTTCAACAATTCTTTATTAAAGAAACCATCCAAAGATCTTCCGCAATTAAACAATGTCTTATGTATCCATCATAATGACCTTGATGGTCGGTGTGCTGCGGCCGTTATAAAGAAAGCAACCGGCTATGGAATCAGATTTCATGAGACAACTTATGGCGATCCTCTTCCTGAAATGGGCGCAGAAGAAAATATTGTAATTGTTGATTTCTCATATCCTCCAGATATGATGAAGGAATTGATTGCCCGAAATATTCCAGTTTTGTGGTTTGACCATCACGCCACTGCAAAGGATTATCCTTATCAACATCTTAAAGGATTAAGAGATTTTGAAGATAAATCAAGATCTGGATGTGAGATTGCTTGGGATTATTTCTTTGCATATAAAGGGAGAGTGCCAGATGTAGTTCGTTACATTGGTGACTATGATAAATGGAAACTTCAATACCAGCCTGCCAGTTTTCAATACTATGAAGGATTAAAGCTTATTCCAGAATCCCAAGATCCCGATGATATGTATTGGCAAACACTTTTAAATCATAATAAAAATACCTCCGAGATTCTTAAACAAGGTGAGATAGCTATTCGTTATCGTGATATGTATTGTAATGATTTATGTAGGAGTTTCGGATATGAAACAAGATTAGATGGCTTTGATGCCTATGCCTGTAATCAATATATGTTTGGATCTAAGGGTTTTGGCAATCGCTTCGATGAATACCCAATCTGTATTGCTTATATTCATAATGGTGAAAAGTTCACTGTATCTCTTTATTCAAAAGACGTTCATGTTGGTCAGATAGCTAAACGATATGGGGGCGGCGGTCATAAGGGTGCTGCAGGGTTTACATGTCAAGTTTTACCGTTTATTAGGATGACATGATATGGAAATAAGAATGCCCGCAGAATTATATGACGAATGGTTTGATGCATATAAAAAATATCTTAAACAAAGATATACAGACATAAGACAATTACCCCCATTAGACACAACCAGAAGACTAGAAAACTTTATCTTTAAAGGGGTCACATTTTTACGTGTAGATATGAAATAATGCTTGAAGCATTTAAGTATTAATAATAGAGCGCTCTGAAAGCGCTCTCAGATCGCTCCGAATATATTTCTGAGCGTAAGCTTATAGTAACTAGCGCATAACATTTTATTAATATTGAGGCTTAATATGGAAAGATTAAATCAATCGGATAATAGGTCTAAAATTTATTCTTTTAGACTTGATGGACCAACTGCTGATCTCTTATTTCAAAAGGTTAAACCAAATGAGTCAACGTCGGTATTTTTCAGACGGGTTATAAATTCGTTTTTAGGTAAAAAGAAATCTAAAAAACTATAACTCACTGAAAAGGACCAACATATCATGACTCCAATCGAGCTTGCATCAGAGTTTGCAAAACTAGGATATTATGTATTCCCATTAATTAAAAGCATTAAGGGTCCACATGTAAAACCTTTTGGTTGGGCTAGGAACACGGTTCATGATCCAACTAAAGCTGACATATTAATTCCCGCCACAAATGATTTAACAGAAATAGAAACTTGGCCTTTAAGAGTTAAAAGAGGTTATAAATCCACTATTGCCGGATTTGGAATCACAGGGTTTGGTTGTGTTATTTTAGATCTTGATGTCAAAGGAGGCAAAAATGGTATAGCTGAATTTGCTGAAATGATTAAAGATTATGGAATACCTAAAACCCCCATGATGACAATATCAAAAAGTGGTGGTCTCCATTTATTTTATGCTAAGCCGGCTAAGTATGCTGAGGACTATGTAAAGACTTTAAGCGGTGTTAAAATAGAAGGTAAAGATTTTCCTGGTGTAGATCTACGAGGGGATGGGGGCTTCGTTGTTGGTCCACAAATGTTAGTTGATGACATACGAATGGTTGAAAGCGGATACTATGGTATGTCTGGTTTAACTCACATTCAGGACCTTCCCGCATTACCAGAACGGGTTGTTGCAGGATGGATTAAACGAACGGGTGAATCATCTGATTTAGATAATATGATTGGTCTATATGCAGATGACACAGATTTTAAGTCTCTTATCCGTCGTGGAATTATTCCAGATTTTATTCCTAAAGGAGCAAGAAATGAATCCTTCTTTATCTTTATAGGGGTTCTTAAATCTAAAGGTACTCCGATAGAAGTTACACGGAAAATGTGTCATGAATTAGCTACAAAGGTTGAAGATCCAGATACCCTTGTAGGATCTGTTGATATAGAAGCTATGCTTGCTAAGGCATATGTATTTATACCAGAAAATCCTTATGATGTGGCTATAGACCTTATAAATCGAGGTTTATTTCAGGTTACAGGTTATAAATCCGAACTTCATTATGTTATCATGGAGGATAATCCATATGTAGCATCTCGTGGTGTCCATACTGAAACAGCTATGAAGACAATGTTATTAAGATTTCAGAAACCTTTTCAAGGACCAAAAGGCAAAGTAGTTCAATTAAATCCGATGCATCATTTAGTGAAAGTTATAGGTGATGAAAATCGTGTTGACTTATTAGGATTTAAACCCAATGCAGGTGAAGTATTCTCATTACATGATGAACCAGGATCTAAACGATTTCTTAATACATATAGACCCATATTGATTCAATGTGCTCCAAGAGATGTAGATGAGGATTTATGGGCGGAGTTTGAATTATTAGTTGAGAGATTATTTGGTCATAGAGATTCTGTAGAATATCAAATGGGGATGGACTTCATTAGTTGGCTCATACAAACACCGGAAATAAAACCCAGTATATCACCATTTATAATGTCAGTAAACAGAGGAGTTGGAAAGTCTCTGTTTTTTAATGTTTTAATCTCGATAATGGGCACAGCAAAGAACGGAGAGAGACAAGCCAAATTAGTTAAACTAGATGAGATAACAGGTAGATTTTTTGACCCATCCGGATGTATCATAAATTTAATTGATGAAGTGCAATTTCCAGTACATCGTGATACCCGCCGAGAATCAACCACCTTTTGGAGACATTTAAAGAATCTTATAACTGCTGAGACCGTATCTGTGGAAATTAAAGGCGGTGCAACCTACCAATGTCCTAATTCTGCAGCAGTGGCATTAGCAGGAAACTTCGGATCCTATTTTCCCATTGAAGAATTTGATAGAAGATTATGGATTGTAGATGCAGGGCCGGTGGCCTTGGAACTCGGGACTGTGGATCGCTTGTTTGATCTTGTAAGGCGGTCAGCATTAGATCCCGATGACCGTAACCGATATGTTGCCACTCTCCGATATAAACTCAAGAACTGGAAAATAAAGAACGATCTATCAACTATAAGAGCTCCGATGACAGCCGTTAAACAAGAAATGTATGAGAACTCATTGACGGATTTAGAGGAGTGGTTTGTCACACATTTCCGAGATCCTGGTAATCTCTTCGCTTTTACACCGATTATATCCCAATCAGCGATGTATTACGTATATGAGCAAAGTGGAAGATTAATTAGTGATAATCAAACCTTTTTTAGGGACCTTAAAAGAAAAGGTTATCTTAGACCAATTAAATTAAAATCTAATACGAGTTTATCCAGGCAGTTTTCCGTTAATACAATAAATTTGGATGGATCTATTATGAGATCAGATAAACGGGAAATTCTATATACATCAAGAGATCATGGATCTTATGATACATATGAATCGGAAAAAATTATAGATATGTTTAACCAAAACTGTGCATCTATCATTAGATTTAAACAACAGCAAATAAACCGGGTAACGAGAATTTCCGAAGAACAATTATTAGGGCGCAAATAATAACTGTTTACAATTATTAAAAAACGTGATAAGTTAATTATAAATTCTGATGAGGAGAAATTAGATGGATATTTATTCTTTAGACATTGAAACCCGCAGTTTAGACCCAAGAATAGAATTAGGAGCATTAGAACCTTGGCGTATCCGTCAACGCAAATCTGAAATCTCATCTATAGCGGTATGTTATCCCGATAATTCAGTCAAACAGATCATCAATAATGTGGCTCAACATCAATGGGAATCTAATGTATGCTCATTATTAGATTCATTAAGAGGTCAAAGGGTTTTTGCTCATTTTGCAACTTTTGATGTATCATGGTTAATTGGAACTATTGAGCGATTTAAGTTTAAACCTATTCCTTCTTTAATACGGAATATAAAATGGGCTGATACAGTTTTATTGGTTAAATGGTTAGTCAATGGTCAAGTAGCAGAAGATGCAAAGTTTTCTTATGCCTTAAAAAATCTTATAGAAACATTCTTGCCAGATCATCCTAGGACTCAAGAGTTCTTACAAATCAAAAACCAGGTTGTAAAACCGGGTGAAGACGATGATTATTGGGAAGCTCGTGGGATTCTTGATGTTGTAATGACTAAGGCCTTAGCTGAGAAGATGATGGCTCTAGTACCTGAATCAATGAAGGTCGGTCTTATGACTGAATGGGCCGATATTCCAGCTATTGCAAATTCATGGGTCAATGGAATTAAGATTGATAGTGAGGGTATTGAGAAAACGGAACAACTGATAACCGCTAAGATGGATCAATCAACTACGGCTCTTGACCTTGCTGGAACAGTATTAAGTTCACCTAAACAATTAGGAGATCTTCTCTTTAATCAATGGAAGTTAGTTCCATGGTCATATACACCCACTAAACAACCTAGTACAGCAGGAGATGATCTATTGTGGATAGCCTATGAGTTAAGGAATACCAACCCAGAACTGGCCAAAAAATTAGATCATATCATTTTATATAAGGAAAATAAAACCTTAAAATCTAAATACATCGACTCTTTGAGAGTTGCCTTAAACTATACTGGTGATGGATACATTTATGGTATACCCAAAATCTTTGGCACTTATACAGGCCGTATGACTTACTCAAATAAGACAAAGAAAGATGGACCTAAAGTTAGTATTGCTTTGCACCAATTGCCTAGAGTTAAAGGCAAAAATGCTGAAGCTATTAAGGCAATAAGATCTCTATTAGTTGCACCTGAGGGTTATGGCATAATTGAGAATGATGCATCTGGTCAGGAATCAAGATTAATGGCCATCCGTAGTGGTGATCCAACTATGTTAACCATATTTCAGAATGGTTATAACTTTCATTCAATGACTGGTGCTGCGATTATAGGTATGGACTATCATGAATTTCAGAAGAAGTTTGAAGCACAGAAATCTGGGTACTTTGTAGAGCAGAGACAATTAGGGAAACTAACAAATCTCTCATGTAATTATCGAATTGGCGGATCTGCTCTTGCTAAGAAAGCCTTTACAGAGTATGATACCTATATGACAGATGAGACTGGAAGATTTCTCGTTAATACATTTGCTCGTCAATATTCTGGGATCCCTACCTATTGGAGTGAGATAGTTGATTTTGCCAAAGCTACAGGTTATACGGAATGTTTTGGAGGTCGCCGATACAAAATCAGCAAATGGGATAACAAAAATTCATGGATTTCTGAATCCTCTGCTATTAACATGCCTATTCAAGGGGCTGGCGCAAGCATGAAAGAAATTGCAATTTCATTATTAACGGCTAAAATACCTGAAGCGATATTCTTTTTGGACTTGCATGATGCAACCTTTACATTTGTCCCATTGGATATTATTAAAGAAACTGAGAAGAATATTCTCGAGGTTATTAACAATGTGGATTATGAATCTTTTTGGGGATTTACACCTAAGATACCTTTACCTTATGAATCAGCTATTGGAACAACCTTAGGAGGAGTTAAATAATGTCAGATAAAGATGGGTATAGATTATGCGGAGAAGATTGGTGTGATTTAGATAGTTGTCCAGATGAACCATGCCATTGTCCTTGTGGTCTTGAACAACTTCAAGATAAAGCAGAAATGAGGGCGGAATTAAGTAGAGATAAAGAACAAGGATTATAGGAGATTTAGTATGGTCTTACCAGCAATAAACATGGATATAAGTTCTCTGCCATATTTGGCCTGTGAATGTGGAAGTAATGTTTTTACACCTGGATTTTTTGCCCGCAAAGTATCCGCTATTATGAGTCCTGAGGGTAAAGATGGAATTCTACTTCAAGATGCAGGATTTTTCTGTATGGGTTGTAAGAAACAGATTAATTTAAATACGGACCAATTGGAGAAATCAAATGAACATCCGTCATAAATTTAAGATTACCCTTGAAGAAGAGAATAAATTAGTCAAAGAGTTGATTAATTCTTTTCAGACTATTTATAACCAAAATGCGGAAAAGAAATTTTCTGATGTTTTGACTAAAATGTTAGCCTTAGATTTTGATAGCGTAAGAGATGGAGATATTGTCACCATTAGTTATGAGCAGGAATTTAATATGGGCGCAATCCAGATGATGATCAATAATATGAGATCAGTAAAAAAACCCAGAAAACCTAAACCAGAGAGGAGATAAGATGGCAAGAATCGCGTTATCATACAGTCGAATATCAGATTATAGGCAATGTCCACATAAGTTCAGATTGAAGTATATTGATAAAGTTCCAAACTTTCAACTAAAAGATGAGGATAAATCCCCGGCTTTAGTACGAGGCGGAAACATTCATAAAGACCTTGAACGATATGTTACTATGAAAAGAGAGGGTGTAGTCTATGAACCAACTCTTCCTGAAGTAATTGGCGCAACTCCATTAATAGATATGTTATATGCCAATTATAACCTATATCCTGAACGACAGATCGCTATTGATGAAAACTTTAAAGAGGTTTCATGGTATGATAAGAATGCTTATTTCAGAGTGATCTATGATCTTGTCGGTTTTGGTAATGACTTGTTTCTTGGTGATTATAAAACGGGTAAGATGACGGATTATTCCGGATCTATGAGTGAATTAGGTCAACTACATATGAGTGCCGTAGTTGGTATGTCTTTATGGTCTGAATATAGTGAATGTTCCACTGTGTATATTTATGTGGATCATAAAAAGACTATTCCAGTTAAGTTTAAACAAGAGTCATTAGATCCCATGAAAGAGAAACTTCAGATAGAACATGATATTATAAACTGTGATGTTAATTTCATGGAAAAAAGAAATCAATATTGTAAGTGGTGTGAAGCCACTAAAGATCAATGCATACACAGTAAAAAGGATAAATCATGATATTAATAAAACCGAGTTATAAGATAGAGGCCATTAATGGGGCGGATCTTTTATTAATGGAAGCAGCGGGTCGAACTTGTTATAAATCTGAATCTAAGGGCGATCCAGCAGGGTTCTTGAAAAGCAAAATCAGATCAAAACATTTAACCATTATTGAACATGGTAGCATGACTGTTAGGTTTATTGCAGATAGAGGATTCACTCATGAATTGGTAAGACATCGTATGGCCGTCTATTCTCAAGAGAGTACACGATATTGCAATTATTCAGGCGGAGTAGCATTTATTATACCTCCTTGGGTAAATGTGCCAGAAGGTGAATATAATGTTGCAGGTCGAGCATATGATGATGCAACGGATAGTTGGTTAAATATATTGTGGCTTGCTGAACAGGTTTATTCTGGTCTTTTAAAAGCTGGTTGGACACCACAACAAGCTCGAGCTGTATTGCCAAACAGTCTTAAAACAGAGATTGTCATGACTGCAAATTTCCGTGAATGGCGATTGATCTTTGAACAACGAGCATTAGGATTAACTGGAAAACCCCATCCTCAAATGTTAGAACTCATGATTCCGCTACTTGAAGAGGTTAAGACCAAAGTTCCAGCAATCTTTGATGATTTGGAGATTATAAATAAATGAGCACACCAGAGGGTAAGGTTAAAACATTTATAGATAGTCAAATGAAGTTATGGTATCCCAATGCCTTTAAGTATTCTCCACCGGGTATCGGAAGATTTGGGAAAAATGGAATGCCAGATAGAATATGGTTTATTAAAGCCCATGATCTTATTTGTATTCCTGTTGCTATAGAGGCTAAGGCAGAAGGTAAAGAGGCCACTCAATTACAGATGCATACATTGATAAAATTAAAGAATCTTGGGTGTATTGCTGCGATAGTTGATGGAAAAGATAAGCCCCATATGTTAAAGATAAAATCAGAGATTGATAGACGAATAGGGTTATTTAAAGATGCTTTATAGGGACTATACATTCCCAATGAAAGATCCTACTAAGACCGCCTTTGAGCATCAGAAGCGGACTGTGGAATTTCTTATAGCTAATATGAGAAACTTTAATTTATCTGATATTGGCACCGGTAAAACTCTTAGTGCTTTATGGGCCACAGATTTCCTATTTCATAATAAAGTCATAAAAAAGGTTCTTATTATCAGTACTCTTACAAGTCTTCAACTGGTATGGGGATATGAAATCTTTACTAACCTGCCTCACAGATACTACGCTATCGCACATGGATCCAAAGCAGAACGGATCAGAATGATACAGTCCAATGCCCATTATACTATCATTAATCATGATGGTGTAGAGACTGTGTTAGAAGAACTGACAAAACAAAAATATGATATTATAATTATAGATGAAAGTACTGCCTATAAAAATGCTGGGTCTGATAGATCTAAGACTATGAGAAAACTTGCTAAGCATTCTAGAGCTGTATGGGCGATTACTGGAAACCCAAGACCGAACTCACCTGTAGAGGTTTTCAGTCAGGCAAAGATAGTCAATCCATCAAATCCTGCATTGCCACAATGGTTTACACAGTTCCGTGATATGGTGGTACAAGAGGTTGCTCAAGGGGTCTGGGTATCTAAGCCCTATGCCAATCAGATAGTTCATTCGGTCCTTCAGCCCGCCATACGATATACTCGGGAAGAGTGTCTGGACATTCCGCCTGTCCAATTCCAATATGTCTATGGCGGGTTGACTCCAGAACAGACTCGATACTATAAGAAGATGAAAGATGATCTCTATTTTCAATATGATAGAGGAGAAATTACTGCCACTAATGTTGGTGTTAAGATTTTGAAACTTCTTCAAATTACCGCCGGGGTAGTTAAAGATAATGATCAGAATGAATTTACTTGTGATGCCACAGAAAAGATGAATGTTATCATGGATTCTTTTGAAGAACTTGGACATACTAAACTCATAGTTGTCGCAGCATATGTCGGTGTAGTGAGAAGACTTAATCAGCAGTTCCAAGATAAAAAGATAAATGCTGAAATGATATATGGCGATGTACCTTTAAAAAGGAGAACTGAAATAATAAATGATTTTCAAAATGGTGATCTTCAGATTCTTACCGTTCAGCCACAGGCAGTATCACATAGTGTTACTCTGACAGCATCGAGTATGATTATATGGCATTCATATGTTGCTTCTGGTGAAACCTATAATCAAATGAATGGGCGTATTACAAGGGCTGGACAAACTAAGAAACAATATGTTAAACATCTCATCAATTCTCCCGTTGAAAGAAGAGTGGTAGAAATTATTTTAAACCCCAAAATGAAGGAATCTCAAGCTTTATTAGCGATGTTTAAAAATCATGAGTTATGAAGATTTTTGTTTACATTTGTAAACAGTTATGGTATAATATATTTAACTAATGGAGGAGACTATGAGGGAGTTTAAAAATGTAGGGGATGCGGTAAAATTTTATGTTCTTCAACGGGATCGACTTCGTAAATGGGCCGAGAAGATTAAACTAGAAGAAGAGAAACGTAAAGCCGCCTTAACTGAAATTGAGATGTGGCTTCTCAAGAAGTCCGAAGAAATGGGTGTTGATTCTTTTAAGACACCAGCAGGAACCGCCTATAAACAAATCAAAGAACATTATCGTATTGAAAATTGGGAAAGCTTTGTTGACTACGTTAAGAGGACTGGCAACTTCCAGTTATTCGAGAAACGTGTCGCTAAGTTGGCGGCCAAGGAGATCCATAACACTGAAGGACTTCCAGATGGATTGAATTTCTTCAGTGAATATGTGATGCATGTTTTAAGACCATCATCTAAGAAAAAAGAGGAGAAATAATTATGGCCGAAGATACTAAAACAGAGGAAAAGGTATCCGGATTAGAAGAGACTTTTAAAGTTCTTACTGAAGAAATGATGAGACAGAAAAACTCATTCGGATTTGAGACCGCTTTAGTGGCACTTAAGGATGGGTTCCGGGTATATCGTTATGGCTGGAATGGCCGTAACATGTGGATTAAAATGCAGAAACCAACCACCAAAAGTATGATGACTCTTCCATACATCTTCATGAAAACAGCCGGTAATGACTTAGTTCCCTGGTTGGCTTCACAAACGGACTTATTATCAGAAGATTGGGAGATTGTTAAATAGAAAGGAGGGTAATTGAAAGGGAAGAAGGCGAAAGCACTTAGACGACAGGCATATCAAGAAAAGCCAGCAGATATGTCTAACAGAAAGTATGGCCTTGTCAAACAAAAGAAACAGATTGTTGTCAGGGTCAAGAATGAGCACGGTGATTTGGAGGACAGAGTTGTTAATAGACTCTCGCTGGTGTGTGCAGATGATCGTGTAACTTATAAAGACTTAAAACGAGACACAAGGAGACAAGCTAATGGCCCCAAAAAATAAGCCTGAAGTAAAAGAAGAAGCGGCAGTTCCGGCAACAGTTCCTCAAATGCCAGATTACATGAAACAGTTTATGGAACAGAGTAAGTCTGACACCGGCTCACTTATATCATCCAGCATGAGTGTTCCGCGTTTGACTTATCGTGGCAAGGTGTGGAGATTTGTTGTTGACGGTGAAGAAGAAAAGATAAAGACAAAAGAGGTTAATGTAGTTATCGTTGGCGTTGAACCTGATGCAGGCCGATTCATCAAGACACTTTATCTTAGTCAGTATACTCCTGGAGATACCTCTCCTCCCGATTGTTCAAGTTCTAATGGTATAGCCCCTGATTCTTGGGTGGCTGCACCTCAAGCCCAAAGATGTGCCAATTGTCCTAAGAATATCTTCGGTTCAGCTCAGTCCAGAACCGGAGGCAAAGCAAAAGCTTGTCATGATAGTAAAAGATTATGGATCGTAAAACCGGATGATACAGATATTGTTTATGGTCTTAATGTACCTATCATGTCTTTGAAAGCCTTAGCTGAATATGGAAAGTATATTGCTCGTAATAACTTCCCATTAGCTCTTGTCATTACAGAATTGTCGATGGATGATGATTCGGAATTTCCAAAGCTTCTGTTTAAACATGTTGGATTTGTTGACGAGGCTATATCTCAAGATGTAATTGACCTCAATAGTAAACGCCCATGGAAAACCATTTCAGCCCCAATACTTCCATATGATGGTGGTGGTGCACCCGCTGCATTACCAAGTCCTGTAAATCAAGCTATTCCACAAACGGCCAGTCCTGAACGTAAACAAGGGGCTGAGGGTGTAGATCAAATTATTGGTCAGTGGAAATAATTGAACTAGGAGGGTGTGGTGACACGGAGTATGAGAGTTCATCACCTGTCGCAGGTGTATTCCGGTGAGATTCCGGCGGGGTCACCGCCCTCCTTTTGAAAGGACTCATATGAAAGCTTTAGCATTAACTCTTGGACATAATTCATCCGCTATTTACATAGATGATGGTTATATAGTTGCTGGTTATGAAGAAGAAAGATTAAATGGTATTAAAGCCAGTTCAGTCTTTCCTGAAATGGCGATAAACAATTTAAGATATTTCTATGACATCCCAGATGATGTAAAGGTATGTGTCAGTCACTGGTTCCTCGATGGTAAATTACCTAGTTCTAATAAATATTGGGCTCCAAGTGTAATCAAACATTTTTTTCCTAATAATGAAATCATATCTGTTAATGAAGAGTTCACCCATCATGATGCCCATATGATGAGTGCAGAGGTATTTGCAGGTGATGATTTCCCTTATTCTCATCACATCTTTGTTGTTGATGGATTTGGTACATTAGGAGAGTGTTATTCTGTATATGAGGTAAATGGTCCAGCAATTGAGCTTAAATTCAGGGTGCATGGTTTTAAGCACTCTATCGGATTATTTTACCAATACGCCACCGCTTATTGTGGAATGACCATGCATCAACATGAATATAAGATGCTGGCATATGAGACCCACATGAATGAGTTGGCTCCTTGTCCATATAAGATGAGGGATATTAATGAGTATATTGATGCATTCAGTGATGCCCATATATGGGTTGGAAAACAGGTAAAGGAAACTCAATTAGAATCATTAGAATCAATTCAATCTACGGTAAATATTTATTTGGATTTTTTCCTAGATTTTGCTAAACAGGCAATTTTAGGCGATCCACAAGAACCAAGAAATAAGAGAATATTGGTATCATACTTTACCCAAAGACATACAGAAAATGTTCTTCGGACTTTGTTCAATGATTTTAAACCCCAAAATCTTATAGTCGTTGGCGGAGTTTTCTATAATGTGAAAGTTAATAGCATGCTCGCTGATATGACACCAGGTAAGTTCTGTGCCATGCCACTGGCCGGGGATCAGGGTGCTGGGTTAGGGGTATATCAGAATACATTCTCGGATCTTAAATGGCCTAATAATTTAAACTGGGGTACACGACCCTCATTTGATTTTAATCATAATATGTCTCCAGATATACGACGCGGAGATGTAATGGAGGTAGGCGCCGAGTTAATTATAAGAGGTATGGTTAATGTTGTTAGAGGTGCGATGGAATTTGGACCTCGTACCTTGTGCAACACATCGACTCTGGCACTTCCATCTCCGGTCAACGCAAAGTATATCAATGATATGAATGCCCGTACAAATGAGATGCCATTCGCGCTGGTGGTGACAGAGGAACAGGCTAGAAAACTCTTTGTAGACATTGATAAAATACATCGGTCATTGGGGTATATGATTATTACCAGAAAATTCAAACAGGGTAAACATGGCAACTACCTTGGCGGGGCTCACTACTACCCATTCACCGATGAATATACTTGTCGTCCACAGATTACAGACGATCCATTTATGGTGAAGTTACTAGACGAATTTGGTCCACTTATTAATACATCCTTTAATTATCATGGTCAACCGATAGTGTATGATCAAGCTCAAATTACCTATGCTCATGAAAAAGAAAACGAGACACATAAAATATCTACAATAATCGTATAGGAGGATTTATGTTTAAAATAAAACCATTATATTCTGATTCAAAATTACCTATTAAGGCTCATCGAGGAGACGCAGGTTTTGATGTATTTAGTCATGATGATATCGAATATACGTTATATCCAGGAGATTGGAGAAGATTTAAACTTGGATTTGCTATGGAGTTACAACATGGGTGGGTTGCTCTTATTCAAGAAAAGTCAGGTCTGGCCCTTAATAATGGTATCATCACATATGGGAATGTTATAGATTCAGGATATCGTGGAGAGGTCCATGCCCAGTTATTATGTCACTGTAATAGTCCACATCCCTTTATAATAAAGAAACATATGAAAATAGCTCAAATGATTATAATTCCATGTTACACTGGAATAGAATATATTGTGGCCCATGAGTTGTCAGAATCAGATAGAGGAGAAAAAGGTTTTGGGTCCTCTGGATTGGGGGTATGATATGGTAGAATTTAATAAATCTGATATAGGTTTAAAAGACTCCGGATTACGAGAGGAGTTTGATACAGGTGCAATACGAGAACCTAACCTTGATCGAGGTCGATATGATCTCATATCTCCTATCGGTCTTCGTGCCTTAGCCATTCACTATGAGCGGGGTGCGAAGAAGTATTCAGATCGTAACTGGGAAAAAGGTCTTCCATTATCAAGACATCTTAACTCAGCCTTAAGACACCTTCAAGATTTTCTAGATGGAGACCGATCAGAAGATCATCTCTCAGCGTGTTCATGGAACTGTTTTTGTATTATCCATGTAATGGAAAAGATTGAATTAGGATTATTACCCGCTCATTTAAATGATCTACCCAAGGCGAAGGAGGAAACTAATGGCCTCAGAACTATTGCAAAGCTGTAGAATTAAAGATATGCTTCGGCGCATTTTAGAGGATGGAACTGATATTCATCCAAGAGGTTTAGAGTGCAAGGAAATAGAGGATCTTCAATTATTCATAAATCCTAACCTTCCATTCATGTCATTCGAGGCGCGCAAATATCCGGTGAACTACTTCAAAAAAGAGATGATGTGGAAACTTAGTGCGAATAAATATAACGAATCCATAAAGGCTGAGGCTAAGATGTGGGCAGAGGTCCAGAACCCTGATGGTACATTTAACTCCAACTATGGTCAGTATTGGTTTGGTGAACAGAAGGGGATCTGGGATGTAGTAACAGAATTAGTAAGAGATCAGGATTCTCGTAAAGCTGTTATCCCCATGCTTAATGTTTCTCATATGAGTCCACAGACAATAGATACTGTATGCACAGAGAGTGTGGGGTTTCGGATCCGAAAATTTGAAGACCGTCTATATTTGAATATGTCAGTTCATATGCGGAGTTCTGATGTAATCTTTGGACTCGGTACCGATATACCCACTTTCTCATTCCTCTATAGGCTGGTAAAAGGTCTTATTCAGCCAGTGTATGAGGAAAAGATATTCACAGGTTCCAGTTCTCTTAAGATAACATCTATGTCCTCTCATCTGTATGCACGGCACTATGATGTGGTTAAGAGGATCATAGATAGTCCAGATGAATCATATGAGTCGATTCTCATGCCTCACTGTGACTATGCTGGAGCATTAAAGATCATAGCCAGTAGAGGTCGAGCAGATTTATTGACAAAAGCCGGAACACTGGGGGTATGGTTATGCGAATAAAACCTGATTGGGACGAGTATTTTATCGGTATGTTACAGAGTGTTGGGGCCAGAGCCTCCTGCGATCGAGGGCGGTCTGCCGCTATTTTGACAAGAAATAACCGTATCATCAGTACAGGTTATGTCGGAGCTCCAAAAGGTTTGCCCACATGTGATGAAGATGGGCATATCATAGAGACCACTATTCATCCAGATGGATCATCTTCAGCTCATTGTGTGAGAACTTTTCATGCCGAATTAAACGCGATACTTGGATGTGCTCGTGAGGGCGTGTCAACAATAGGATCTACATTATATTGTTCTATGACCCCTTGTAGAAATTGTGGAATGGCTATTATTCAGGCTGGAATAATAAGAGTAGTGGCTAAGAATCGTTATCAGGCTGATGGATTAACACGACAGATGTTCGAATTATGCCATATCGAGTTAGTGGTATTAAGAGAGGATGTCACCTACTAGCGCTCTAAGTAGTTGTTTTTATTACGCTTTAAGTTCGCTCAGAACACTTGTGTGAGCGTAAACTTGTAGTAACATAAAGGCAGCATATTTTAAACTTGTTCAGAGCGTACTGGGAGCGCTTCATTTTGCAGTGATAATATACACTATATGGTAAATTATGTTATGGATAGAGATTATAATAAAGAAACTAAAGAACGACATAAAAGATATAGAGAAATGCACCCAGATTATATGGGTAATTGGTATAAAAATAATCCTAATTATAGATTAGAATATGGACGGAGATATAGAATGTCACGTAAACAAAAATCAATGGAATATGCGATTAATCGCAATTATAATTTATCAATAGATCAATATAATAAAATCTTAAATTATCAGGAAAATAAATGTGCAATCTGTAAACGACCATTTGAAACTACTAATCGACATACTAGTCCTCATGTTGATCATGATCATTCAACAGGTTTAGTTCGCGGACTCCTATGTAATAGATGTAATATGGCTTTAGGGCATTTGAGTGATTATATAGATAATGTAAATGTATATCTAAAAAGAAATATGAGGGATTAAATTATGGGAATTAAAAGAGTAATTAAAGCTCCATCAGATCCTATTAATAATGAACAGTTATCAAGTTTATCATACCCGGTTGTAGGATCCGCTAAATTAGATGGTTTTAGGTGTGTCATAGATAAAGAACCTAAAACTTCTAGTATGAAACCATGGCCTAATCTTTTTGTTCGTGAAGAATTATCTAATCCTATCTATGATGGCTTAGATGGTGAATTAATTGTTGGCTCCCCATTTATGACTAATTCAACTGATGATGTATTTCATAGAACTTCTGGTCCTCTTCGTCAAATTAATGGAAAACCAGATTTTACGTTTTTTGCCTTTGATTCATGGGACCAGGGATCTTATACCTATAAAGAAAGGTGGTTAGATAGGAAGATAGAAAATCGTGGTAGATTAGTAATACTAGAACAACGATTACTTAATACTCCAGAAGAGGTTCTTGCATATGAGGCAGAGATGCTAAATATTGGGTATGAGGGATGTATGATTAGATCTTTAACCGGACGATATAAAGAAAATAGATGTAATTTTAATGACAAAAACATTTTTAAACGAAAACCCTTTACGGAGTGTGAGGCAGTCATCACGGGTTTCATTGAGGGGATGCAGAACCTGAATGAGAGCCATGTGGACGAGATGGGTCGTAACGTCAGATCATCTCATGCGGCGAATAAGGTTCCTAAAGGGACTTTAGGTTCCTGGGAACTTAAATCAGAATTATGGGTGAACAAGTTCACTGCGGCCATGGGAGAGGGCTGGAATGATGATATGAAACAGGATCTGTGGAATCATCGCCAAGAGTACATCGGCCAGATTGCGACAGTTAAATACCAGAAATATGGGAGTCGTGACGCTCCTCGTATTCCCAGCGTAATAAAGATAAGACCGCGCTGGGATTTAGACGTATAAGATGTGGTGCGTCAGGTGGATGAACTTGAGGAGTTGAGTTCTGGGTTAGTAATAACCCACCACCTGACGACTTATTTCTTTTCCCAACAATCCAGGGTCCCTTCAAGTTTCAGAGTATAGTCGATGACAGTTAAATTCACCTGCAGAAGACTCTGGATATCCCATGAAGGTTTCTCTTCAATGATTGGCCGAACTGGACGCGGGCAGTATTTCTCCACCGGCGGAACGACAACAGCTGGTTTAATCCCTGAGCATCCCAGAATTAAAATAACCAACAACACCATTGATAATCTTTGCATCGTCCCCCTCCAATACACACTTTGACTTGATGTATTTGATCTTCGTGATAACCTGAGCCGTCTGATTGGTTATCGCCTGATGACTCTCTGCCAGTTTTTTCCATTTCGCTACTTGGGCCTCATAGTCACTTACGGTTTTTTGGTAGGCGGCCTGACTTTGTTTGTATCTTTCGATCTCTACGCCTTGCGCGGCGACTTTTGCGGCGGACTTGGCGAGCGAACCTCGTTGAAACAAAACGACTGCGCCGCAGGTTAATACCGCTATCGCAAGGATCAGGATCAGTAAATTCTTCGGGTTCTTTAACAACGTCCATATTGCTGTCATACATTATTCACCCTCGCAATTTGATTGCGCCTGTCTTTGTATTGTAGTACGACATACTTCTGTCGGCATCCATCGCACCAGAGATAGTCCTTCGGTTCGGCCTTTTCTGGGATGAAATACATCAACTCTTCCCCGCATTTATCACAGATGAAGTCCGGCCGGTTTCTCCGTTCCCCTGTTCTGCGATCCTTTTGACGGCGTTCAACCATTTCCCGTTCACTCATTTTGCTTACCCTCGAATGCCTTTTTCGCCGCCCATATTCCCATTGAGAACGTGAAGAACCCCGTCATGAGTACCGCCATCTTTTCCAAGTTTTGCGCGACGCTCGGGACAAACGCGCCGATCGTGATGAGGGTTAAAATAGTCAAAGTAATTAATAGATTTACGAACGATCCCCTTATACTTTGCTCTTCCTT